CCGGCTTCCATGCCTTGTTGGTCAATGGTGCGCGAAGCTTTCATTACGATGCCGGCTTGATCAGCCCAGAACTGACCATCATCGCCTTGGTGGGCTTTTTGTGCAAACTTTTGTGCAATGCCTCTCAGCACATCAGCCATGTGCATGTTGCCATCATCGTCGTCGGATTCGTCAACTTCGTGCTTGCCGCCCATGGCATCTTTGCCCAAACGACCTGCTATGACATCACCTTGTGTTACTGCATCATATGGTTTGGCATTGTTGGCCAAGTTGCCGTCGTTGCCTTCTTTAACTGTTAGGCCTGCTAGACGAGCCAGTTCGTTTAGTTCAGCGGCTTCCTGCATACCCATCTTGCGGCGCAGGTCTGCTTTCATATCTTCATCGCTGCCGTGTCCTAACTTGTTCAATACATGTCCGCCCATACGCTTGGCACGATCCATCATACTGGGTGCCTGAGCAGGTGCCAATGGCATGGGAAAATTATCATTGTCCATTGGATTTTCTGTAGCATCATTCAACTGTGACTTGCCGTAGCTGTGTACTTCCATACAGTCACGCAGGAGTTCACTGCAATGGCCGGTTTCTTTAAATGCCTGGATGTCCGATTGTAGTTCAGCCAACATCTCTTGTAGTGTCATGTCTTTCTTCTTGATCATCTCAGTGAAGTTAACACCTTCAATCAACAACTTGGCCATGCGAAGACTACTTTCATTGGCCTTGATGGTTTTGCCAATGTGATGGGCACGTTTAATTGTGCTCTTAGGCAAGTTCTTGGCAGTGGCTTGACCCAGTCCAGTTTCTTTCTTGGCCTGTGCCATGCCAATGGCGTAAGGATTCTTTGCAGTTTCGTTGGTGTCTTGTGTTGCTTTGCCTTTGATCACTGTGCCTTTGGCGCCCTTGGGCGCTTTGTCAGGAACACGACCAAATGGATCATTTCCAATCTTGGCAGGAGCACTGGCCGCTGGATCTTTCTTGGGACGACCTTTAGGACCTTTAACACGAACAACTTTTTCTTTCTTGGCTGTGCCTTTGGCAGGACGGCCACGCTTGGGAGCCGCTTCGTCATCCGGATCACCTTGGTATTCGGTGCCGTATGTACCTTTATGTTTAGTGACACCGTTTTTATATTCAGTGTCACCTTCATTGAATTCAGCAAATTGCTCTTTGAGTTTTTGTTCGACTTTAGCCACACCCTCAAGAATTGACCCTTTGGCTTCTACACTTTCGTAGATGACCTGGGATTTCTTATTCTCTTGCGGCTCTTGTTGTGGTGCTACTTTTTTGAGACTGTCTAAAATTGTGTACATGTTGCTCATGATTATTTTCCTCGGGGACGTTGTAATGTGTTTTTAGTACTGCCAATGGGGCTATTGTTTTGTTGCGGAGCATCATTGGTGGTTTTACCCGTAGCATACTCTGTATCAGTACCTTGTATTTCTTGTTTGCGTGTGTTGGCACTTAGTTCTTTGATCAAACTGGACAAACGCTTTTCGCCAACAGCTTCTTGTGCGCCTGGTCCACCCAAATCTTCTTTGGTCAGCAACGGACTTTCGCTTTCGTTGCTGTCAACATGTCCCCACACCAATTGTTCATTCAATGCATCAGCCATGGTTTTAACATCAACCCAACTGGCATTAACACCAGCACGTTCACCGATCAACTGGCGAATCTGACCAGGAATGGTTGGATACTTTAGGCCAACATCTAACATGTAGCAATCACATGCACCTTCTTTGGCAAATTCCCAATGCTCAGTCACCGGTAATCTTTTTACAGCACTGATAGTTTCAACTTGGAAACAGTCTAATGCGTTTTTAATGCGGTCAAGCACTTCGCCCTTGGGCTCTACGTGTGCCATTTTGATACGAAACTCGTAAACTTTGTGAGTTTCGTGAAAATATGCTGATAAATTTTTCATGTGGGATTAATCCTATATTCTATATTTATGTCCGATTACTTCTTTTCTTCTGAGCGATTCTTGCCCAGGATCTGATCTAACAGCGCATTACGATCCAATACCATGCCCTTGCCATCCACAGGCTCATCTTCTTCTCGGTTGTTGTCTTTGGCTATCTGATGATCCAACTTGGCTTTGTTCAACTGTAACTGAATCATCTTGAGCTTTTTGTCCATCTTTGCTGTTTTAGCAGTGATGCTATGCCCCAACAGGGTACCTGCTGTTTGTAGTATAACACCGGCAAAGCGTGGATCAACATTCATGCCCAAATCAATTAAGTCTTCTGCTTTGCTCTTGGCCAAAAATGCCAATTCATCCAGCTCACTGTCGGCAGTATCTAGATCCCTAACATAGGGCAGGGCCGCATCAATTTTGTCAATGGCCGCATCAACATCAGTTATCATGTCTCTGTTTTGTGCTATCACAGTTCTAATGTCTTCAGTGGTGGTACCACCTGCATCATCATTTGCAGTAGAGGATGGCAAGTTAAAAGTTTCTTCAAGTTTTTTAGTCATGGTATTATTTTAGGTATGGGTTTATCTCTGTACCAATCACACATGGCAGCTACTACATCATTTTGTCGGCATCTAAAAAAATGCCCATCATCTGCACTGACATCGTTGGTTACCAATATAGATTCTGTTTTGGTCATTTGATCACGTGCATGGTCAAATACTTCTTTTTCGTGCATCACAACTAACACTGGGGTTTTTGCAGAGGTAACATCGTACCAATCTAATCGCCCGCCCTGATGGTGTTTGTCTCGGTCCGGAAGCACATGCCAGGTGCCCGATGCCGAAACGATTTTATATAACTTGGTTTCTTCTAAACTTATCATGGCGGCATCCAGTGCTCCATAGCTGATACCAAACCAGGTGATTTTTGATTCGGGAAATTGATCAGACAGCAAATCTATTACTTGTTTTGCTTCCCGTTTTCGATCATCAGACATGCGATAAAAACTACCCACCCAGCCCATACCATTGACTGTGGCAATAAAATAATCCGGTACGTCAAATATAGCAATGGCTACATTTTGATTCAACCAATGTTCTATCCACTCCCACGTAAATTGTGGAGCTTCGTGTGTTTTGTCTGATATCTTACCTGCGGGAGTATAATGAAAATGGTGGGGTATCAACCCACCATAAGTGTATATCACCACAACGTCCGGGTTGGGCACTTTACTTAAAATACAAATTGCTGTTTTATGATGCGGATATTCTAAAAACTCAAGTCTTGCCAACGGCAGACTGTTGATGAGTTTATCCCTGTGGCGCTCAACTATTTTATTAATAACTCGTTGTCTATCAGGAAAGTCGCTGTACTTTAAATAGGTCATACAAGTATTTAACATTAAAAAAGGACCTTGCGGTCCTTTTATTAGTTAAGTTTAACGCCTGTGGTCAACCGTTTCCACTTTTGATGTTGATCGTTGTACCAAGGGTCTAGTTCCGTGTCTTTTAGTACCAAGGGCTCGCACATGTCTGCTTTGTAACTGTCTAGTACAGTTTTGGCCTGTACTGCCTGTGTTAGTATAGCTCGCCATTCTTTAAATTTGGCATCGGGTGTTGTTGTGGGAACAACCATGTGATGCGGAATGTTTAACGATTTGACCACTGGATTGAATCCCATTCCGGCTATGGGTTTGTATCCCAACATTGATTTAGCTCCGGTGATGCCCAGGACATGTGTTTGCACTTTTCTAGCTGGGTCGCTGGCCCAGGCGTGGTGGTCTGTTAAGAATCCAAGACTAAAATCCAACGATCCGCTGATCAGGCCCAAGAATGCTTCTGAAGTACTTTTGAAAGGCACTGCTTGTGCATTTGGATATTTGTCAACAATCTGTAGACTGATCAAGTGTGTAGTAACACCTAGGCCGCTGACGCCAATATTCAGGGGTTTGTCCTTGGGTACTTCGTCCCAGGACTTGTACTTGACTGAACTGATGGCAACAGGGCTGGTACAGAATGGCATGAACTCACGGAAGTCTCGCACATCATAACTTTCAGTTGGATAAAACTCTGGGCGAATAAAGAATGCACTACTGGTAAACAAGATAGTGTTGGGGGTTGCTTTTACAAAGTTTGCCGCAATGGCATTGCCTGCACCGGGTTTGGTGTCAAACATAAAATTGTATTTGGTTTGGATACGATTTGCTTCCTGTACCAAGGTACGGCCATAATTGGCAATACTGTCAGCAGGACTAAATGCGTAATAAATGGTTACATTTTCTTGGGCCGTTGCTGTAAAAGACAAGGCCATAGCGATGATGGCTAGTAGCTTTTTCATAATTTCCTCTGTGTGATTGTGTCCGCTCAAGGGACTAGTGGTTGGTACTAATAGTATTTATTATCTCTTCTTGCCTTGGTGAAATATTTGATCTTCTGTTATTACACGAAATGCCAGGCCTTGATTTTTACACCAGGCGCGGGCCGCTTCCCATTTGGCCATGTTGAGTATGGCGGCTGCCTGTGATCTGGCATTGGTATTGCCTTCCAATGTGGTTTCTTTTTTTGGTTTGACTTCGATCACTTCGGCATGTTGTCGGCCCTGTGCATCGTTGTATACAATTAGGAAGTCGGGCACATAAATGGTATTCTTACCTGTCAAGGGATTACGATAGTTCACATGTATGGCTTCGCTGGCCCATTGCAAGATGTTGGGATTGAGGTCACAAAACTGCATGAAGGTCCACTCCCATCCCGATCTATAAGTTGGCGTTTTGTTGCCTACATACTTGGTGGGGTTTTGCAATTGATATTTGCCTTGTGCATACTTGCTCATGCTATTATTCTTCGCGTGACATATTTGTTTCGCACCGGTTGTTGCTGTATTCCTATTAGGCTTGTTCCCACTCTATTGAGATTTAAAAACGTAGCAATGTATGCTCCAATATCTTCATTGGATAGTTTCTTAAACTCATCTAAAATTGCCATTGCATCAATTCCCTGGGCAGTGCTTGTATAAATCACTGCGCTGGACAAGGCCAGGGCACTTTCTTTGTTGTCGGTTATCTTTTCAAAATAACTCACTATGGCATCTTCTTTGGCTGTGCTGATAATAATTGTTTTATCAAAATAATTGTTAAAAAACTTGTTACCATCACCTGTCAGGTTGTTTAGATTGACGGCACTCAGGTTGCTTGGATTCTTTTTCAGCTGATCAAATGTGTTAACTACTGCCATTGTTGTTCCTTAAGGATCTGGGTACGGATTTGATTGGTTGCTTGATGCGTTGGCATTATTCACAGCATTTTGTTGTGGGTTTGTGTATATAGAACCGTCTGCACTAACAATAGTCTGACTACCATCAGGGTTGGTTGTGATTGTGTCGCCAGACTCTGGATCATGTATGGTTTGACTGTCTGGGCCTGGGCCGCCTTCGTCTGCGCTATTGCCACTGGGGTTTTGTGCAGTCAATAGTTCATCTAGTTTTGCACGGCCATCAAGCACCGCTGTAGTTAATCCATCAATATTATCTTGTATAGATGCATTGTTGTCAATAACATTGACCAATTTGGCTTTATTATCTGTAATTATTTGCTCAAGTGCCGCAATATCTTCATCACTCAAGTTGGGGTCGTATTCTAATGTGTATGTGTCTGATTCAATTTGAGCTTCAATTTGAGCTTGTTCTGCTTGGCCTGCTTCTAGATCGGCACGGGCCTGATCAATTGCTTCCTCATCAGCTGCCAATTGTGCGGACACCTGGTCAATTTGTGCTTGTGGATCAGTAGAGTCACCATCGTTGTCCGACGGTAGGCCGTTACCAAGACCTTGTAGAGCACCATCAACTTTCTCACCGTTGCTGAAAACTTTACCAAGCCCGGCTTTTGCCTTACCTAATAGACTTGATGCTCCACCGGCCAACGCAGTAATCCCGCCGCCTGTTAGTCCTTGGGTCAATAGAGCTCCGCCCGCGGCACTAAGTGCTCCGCCCAACAATGCCGCACCATTTAAATTTTTCAAATTATTCAAAATACCGCCTATGCCGGTTAATCCTTCAGCCATGTCATGTACTGTTCTATCACCAACTGCTGTGGTTCCCATTGAACTTGGACGGCTATCATAATTTAATGTAGCGAACCCCGACACTGTGTCTTCGCTAACTGTGCCATAATGATATTTTACAGCCTGATATGATACTGTCATTGAGTTTTCCAGTGTACCTGCATCGCCGCCTTGAGCGTGTTCGCCGTGTTGAAATTGTGTAATGGTGGGATTAATCAACGTGTATTCTGTAAATTTTTTATTGTGTAAACTATAGATACGAATAGCAGTTAAAAATTGCTGAGTATTTGATGAGCTTGCGGGATATTGCCTTGGGGTGTAGCCCCAGACTTGATTTTGTCTTTCGCTGTATTTACTGGCAGCTCTGTAGATGTTTTCATTCCAGTCGCTGTCTCTATAATAGTAACTGTAGTAGTCATACCAAAATTTTCTAATTATATCCAAGTTGTCGTCGTGAAACTTAATTGTGGTACTGTCATATTTTACTTTGGTTTGCACAATATCTATGCGATTGTATGCATTGAGATTTTTTGTTTCCACTGTGAACTTGGGAAGGCTAGCACTTTTAACAACAAATCCCATCTTAAGTATTTCGTCATTGGACATTCTGGCGATTTCTGGATTCAAATCAAATGCTACATGGAAAAGCCAACCATATTTAGGACTTAGACTAAAATTATTGGGTATGAATATTTTGGCCGCATGGTTGCGATCAAATAATGTTACAGGAGACACGGTGTTAGGCATATAAAGTATTTATGGCCAAAAAAAAGCCTGGTTTCCCAGGCTTTAATTTTGTGTTATATAAAACGGTTAAGTGGCTGTACTTGTTGGTATCACCCCAGTAGTGCCGCTACCAAACGGAATATGTGTCATATTTTGTCCTGGGGTTAACGGAGTCAAGTATGCATTATCAAACCTAACAGTCAACGCAATTTGTGCGGCTTCGTTTGATCCATAATTCATGTCGCCCCAATCGGCTTGACTAATTTGGCAACCTTCCATGTCCCAAGTTTCTAGTATAACTGGATTTTGACCATTACCACCATCAAGAACTTCGTAACGCATGGCAAACTTGTAGTCACCAGCACTGGCTGCGCTAGATTGTTCTAAAAAGTCAAATTGCTTCTGGATTTGCTCACTCACTAATCTTGCAACGAGTCCTGTGGCATCATCTCGCAAGTTAATTGAAGTTTCTTGCCATTCTGGTTTTCCCTGCATATAAACTTTACTGTTGTAAATGTCCAACGCAAACGGACTAAAATTAACACTTGGTCGTTTAATATCGGCCACTTGACGTGTTAATTCAACCACATCCTTACCAGAACCAAAGTTTATAAAAGTAGCGCGAAAGCGATACTTTAACTTCGGCATTAAAAGGCCGCCACCTGTACCGTCAGTTGGCACCGTAAAATTCTTTAGACTTGCTGTAATAGCCATATCATTCTCCTATACACTTATTTACCGTTTTTGCTGTTTGTAAATGCTAGGGTTGCCCCTAGCATTATCTACTTAGTTAATTATGCTCCAAGTTGTCCTGCGGCAATTGAGCCTGGGTTCAACAATCGAATTGGAATGTAGATAAACTCAACATCTTTCATCGGCTCAATAGCAATATCAACCCATAATTCATTATTAGCAATACGGTTTGGTGTATTATTTGTTGTGTCACATACCACTAGATAGTCGTATATTCCTCGTTTTGCAACAAGATCATTCATTGCGCCTTCAATTGATCGTTTGATTTGATCACGAGTGATCTTATCGTTTGGTTCAAACAAATACGCATTACCGACCTTGGCCAAAATTGTACGTATGTAGTTGACCAGACGTGCAACGTTTATGCGATCCAGGCTACTTGTAACTGGGTTGCGTGTTTTTTGTCCCCAAACTACCATGCCAACTCCTGGAAGAATTGTGATTGGATTAACATTAGTTTGGTACATAGAATCACGTAGACCTTGGCTAATACCATTACGAGTAAACTCGCCTGTATCTTGATTAATATAACCAACATCAGTTGCATTGTCTACTAGCCCGCGACGTACACCCGCTGGAGCGAACCATGGATAACTTACGCTGTCATTGCGAATAAATGTACGCAACATAACATGGCTTGGTGGTACAACCACTGTATTTCCACGAACGTCAGTAGAAACAGCACTTGGATAATAAACACCCAAATATGGATCTGCTGTGCTTAATCCTGTGCCATCGCTGTTGTTGCTCCAATTGACAATGTTAACTGCATTTGGGGCCAGTGTCATTGGTGTGTCACCAATGATAAATGCTGTGTTGGCACGATCGTTGTTTAAACCCACCATGTCATCAATCAACTCCTGGTAACCAGGGGCACAAATGATATTGTACGCAAACTGGTCTTCACGAATTTCAGCACTGGCTGCAATAGCTGACTGCATGGCTTTAACAACCATGTTACGCTGTGCGGCTGGGCCAGCATACATGCTACCATTAAATTTCAATCCACTGACTGTTTGCCAAGTTGCAGCCACATCAGGTAACGAGCTACCTGCATTTGGAACAGCTGGTGTGTCAGGGAAGCTGGTAGCATTAAAATAGTTGCTTATATATTGCTTGACGTTAAATCCACTACGACGTGTATTAAACAACAATGTACCGCGTGGGTATAATCTATGATCTGGAGCATCTTGATCAATATAATCACTATACAACAAATCTGTAATCAATGGGTATGATCCAGTAACAACATCAGTGGTGCCATCTGTGTCCCATCGCGCATCAGCAAACACAATACCGTTTTGACCAGTTTGATCTGTGATGTCGATGGACACAAATTTTGCGCCATTGTAACGATACAGGGCTGGATAATTCACCAAGTCGCCACTATCTAACCATAGGTCGCCGGCAACCAATGCTGTGTTATCAGTCTGTGTTGTTGGCTCGCTAGCACTAACAATAACACCAGCTGGATCTGTATTGGTTAAGTTGTATCCACGTGCATCACTAGACACATTGCGATAACCTTTCCAGCCCGAGTTGTTGATCATGATGTCAACGTCGGCAGCGTCGCCATAATACCATAAAGTACCATCAGCCGGTGCTTGGTATGGTGTGTAGAAGCTGTAAGTATATGTTTGATATCCTGTGCCTGTGCCGCCAGGTACCCAGTTACTCAATACTAATCCAGGAGTAGCTGGATCTGTAGTAACTCCAGTAGTACTTGTGGTAAAGCCAGCAACAGTCAATGGTGAATTAGAAACATTGTTTAGAATAATTTCACCGCCGTACAGGTGTGTAAATGTAATCAACCCGTTAGTCACCGATGCCGTTACATAATCAATTCCGGCTGCGCCAAGTGCGGCCAATGTATCAGACACAAAACTTGCAGTTGTTGTTCCCGACAAGCTGACTGTGACCTCTGATGATAACGATTCATATCCCAAACGAGACACCTGAATCTTAAAGCTATGACCAACTGTGAAATTACCAGTAGGTGTTGTGCCTGTTACCACAGTCTTTGGCCCGGCTTTACGGAACATCAAACGGAACCCCACCTGGCTACGGTTGCTGTTGATATAGTGACGTGCATACACCGACCCTTCGGCAATACCATTACCGCCGCCAGATACATCTAAATTGTAAATTGCTGTAGCACTGGAATTATACACTGGCACAGCCATTGTGGTCCAAGTACCGGCTAGAGCATTGTATTGCTTGACAGCAAGACTCATGCCGTTGCCCTGCACACTGGTTTTTATAAAAACTGACCCACTCGGTGCTGGCGTATTATCTGTGGCTCTCCAATTTGGAATTCCAACATAAGTAGCATGAGACACTTGCGGGCTATAGTATAGCCCCTCGTCTATTCCAGCTGTGGCAAATAATGTCCCGGATGTGTCAGACAATTGAACTTTGCCATCTGCTGTACCATTTACGGTTCCTTGGGCAGAGCTGGTGGCAAAAATGTTTAATTTATTGTTGTCTGCGGAAGCAGTAACACCCGGAATAGCGGCATCATTGATTTTACCAACAACTGCACTGAGAGTAGTAGCAGTAGTCATCGAGACGGTTGAACGATTGATTGTTATTACGCAGTTAGCGGCAAATGTTGGTGATATTTCAGTACCAGTAACTGTTGCGTGGCTATTTTGCCAAGCTGTTGTACCAACTTGTACCCAAGTATTGGTTGAATTTTTGTAGAATACTCCATTGTCAGTGCTGGCAACAACCACAGCATAACTGCCTATTGTACCAATTGATGTCAATGGTGTTCCACTTGATAAGTCATCACTAGAAGTAATAACGGTTGGGGTAACAGTAGAGAAAGTTTCTGTTGAAGCGTCCCATGTATTGATGCCCCAGGTGGTATTGGTTAGATCTAACCAATAAGTGCCATTGACAGGGGGACTGTCTGGGCGATTGCTTGTTGCTTCAAGCTGTGCCAGATCAATATCTGCACGTATAGCATACAAACTGTTGGCTGCACCCAATGCGCTGTGGGCTGCCAGCAATCCGTATTCATTTTGTTCGTTACCATTTAACGGAGTTCCTGAACTGCTTTGCTTAAAAATAGCATAGCCCATTGCGGCAGCAAGCTCACGCTGACTTGTAAATGATTGTAATTTTCCTGCGTTGCTTTTTATTGTACCGTATGCAATTGTGCCATCGGGTGCTGTTTTATCTTGTTCTGTTGCTAAAATGACTAGAGGTACTGTACTGGCGGCATTTGACACGTATGCGCTCATATCTGTTACTGTAATACTCTGTCCTGGTGAAACTAAAATAGCCATGTTATTCTTCCTTTACATAATAGGTTATGTTATTGATATTTATTCATATAGACTAATTTTGGGCGGTTAGCTTGCCCTTTGCAAAGGTTTATGTATTAGAAAAATACTAAATACTGCATGTCTGAACGCCCATTATGCCCCACTTGCTTTGAAAGGCCTGTGGCCATTAATTATCTAATAGAAAATATTGTACACTACCGGAGTATGTGCGATATTTGTGCTCGAAAAAAGAAAAAAATAAAGCCATTACCACCACAGTGGTTCAAACGTGGCTATAGAAAAAAGCCACAATGCGAATCATGTGGCTTTACATTCAAGTTTCCAGATCAAAGTTTAGTGTATCACGTTGACGGGAATTTGAATAACTGTGATCACAACAACTTAAAAACTGTTTGCTTGAACTGTAGGGTAGCCATTAATAAAGGCCGGCTGGGATGGAAACCTGCGAAGGCTGTACAAGATTTTTAAGCTGAGTATACAAGTGCTCAATGCTGTGATTGTTGTCGATTATGACATCAAAATCAGTACCGGCCCACGAGTATTCGCTGGCATGAACGCCGTTAAGTCCTAGCCACTCACGAGCTTTGTTATCGCCTCGGTTGGCCTGTTCAGCAATGCTATACCAGTGAGGGGTCGTACCACGTTGGATCCATACTATCTTAGCACCTTGATCTTTTAGTCCCCGGATTTCGTTGGGGAAGCGACAATCGCTGATCACCACATTGTCTCGTGCTGTTCTCAATTTGTTTTCTAGGCTGGCAATCCAAATGTCATCGTGAAAGTGTCGGCGCAATACTTCGGTTCCCCAGTGTTGTAACACCCATCTAGGAGTAAGTTCACGGATGCCCAGGCGTTCACTCCACCACAAGTCCAGTTGTTCACGCCACTCGCGGCTTTGTTTGGTGCGGCCTTCCAGCATTTCCCGGTCCCAACCAAACACTGCCGAAGCCGCATCTTTAAGGGTGGCTGCAAAGCTCTCACGTCGAAACTCATGAAAGTTAACCAAATAGTCGGCCGCAGTATCTTTGCCCGATCCAATAAATCCGCAAATACCAATGATCATAAAAAATGCTCCTGTTACAGAGCATTTTAACTTATTTGCGATACAAGGTCAACTTTAGCAATTCCATTTACGCAGTGCTAAGGCTTTGCGAGTGGGTTTGCCATTGGGTTTCTTCATTGGACCTTTTACACCCGACATTCTAGCGCAGAATGATTTACGGCGTTTGGCTGCTTTCGAACCTTTTTTAAGTTTACTGGGTTTGGTTGTTACTGCTGTTTGTAGTTTGCTACCTGGGTGTTCACGACGATAGCTGGCAACACCTTTGGCATTGAGTCCACCGTTCTTGTTCTTGCCGGCTTTGCGATGCCAGGCCGCTGATTCATCTAGTAGCTCGTGATCATCTACCGATTCAAACTCTTCCCAAATCTGTTCAGCATCTACCCCGTGGTGTTGGGCCCAGGCTTCTACCATGGCTTCGATCTGATCAAACTGCTCTTCCACACTTTCGTTAGGTACATTAGGTACACACCTACGAACTTGTCCACCATTCTTGCCCTTCTTGGTGCCTTCGGCGTGTTTGCCTGGCCAGCAACGAGTGTAGCCATTGGCGTCTTTAGCACCTTTACGAATTTCATTGATATTGCCGTGTGTTTGGCACATGCCACAGTCTTCACACACCATTTCCATCACTGCGTCTTCAACACCTTCATTGTGCTTTTTCTTGCCGGCGCAGTGAGCTCGCTGACTGAAGCCTTTGGGGTGCGAACAGTTGATACTGTTCTTGTACTTTTGGCTCCATGCTTCTGTTAAAATTTCGTTAATTTTCATACGTTATCCTGTTACCCATGTCATTGGCATATTGCCTTCGATGTTGTTTATGAGTTGTTTTTCCAAATCTTCCATTTCGGCCTGTGCTTCAGTTTTCAGCGCATCGCCATTCAGGCTCGCGCCGCCCTGTGGTCCGGCAATTTGATTAAACTTGCTACGAGCTTCGCCCAATATGCGTTTGGCAAAACTGTAGGCATATTCTTGTAACCAAGGAAATGCGTAAACATCATTCAACAACATTTGGTCTGGTTTTTTGTTGTATACCCAAAGCAAACAACTTTCAGCAAATTGATCTATTACATTGCTGTAAATTTTTGTTTTGTTTAAATCAAAGCCGATAATCTCTGTACTAGTTAATGTGCGCCCAGCCGCTATAGTAAATGAAGTATGATCATCATTGCGTGTTAGTACTGGATACATGCCGTTATAGCCTGGGTCGGGACAGTTGCTGATAATAACAGTATCACCCACACTTACCATGTAAGACTGGGCTGTTGTAAAAGTGATTGTGCTACCCACTGCTGTACCACTGGCTGTTAATGTCGATACTCTAGCATTGGTATGCCCGGCATTGGGTATTTTGCGTACTATCGTTAGTTTTCTAGTCACTGGATTGAATGTGTAATTGATATGTCCGCCAAACATGGTCATGGCCAACTTTTGGTAACTGGCAAATAATTCATAGTTAACAAGACCACCAACACGACCCGCAACCAACATGTATGTGTTCAAGTAGCCGCTAGCAAATGGTTCAAATTGGCTGGCTGTAGTACCTGTAACTGATCCAATACCTCTGCGGAACACTTGCCGTACAGACTGTATTTCCGCCGGTAGTATATATTCTTGCGTTTCAGGTAACAAGTCCAAGAACGCATAACTTTCTTCAACAGCATTGGCACTACGCTGGCGATATTTGATCAGGGCCTGTTTAATGGCCATTTCGTAATGTTCAAGTTCTAGCTCAACATCCACAATGCCATCGCCCAGCCGCATACGAATATAGTCAACTACTTCGGCCCGTTTGGCATTTGAACTGTCGTAAAGTGTTTCATCGTATGCTATCGGGCCCGGACCTGCCAAACTATCGGTAGTTAAACTACCTTGTGCGCTGAGCCCGGTTTTAATTGTTACACTCATAGGAAATCCTGTTTACAGTATTTATTACCGAAACAGGATTCCTATTTATTGCACTCGGAGCAACACTATGTCTGCGTTGATACGCCCAGTTAGTAGTGTTTCTGTGGCACGAACATCGTCTAAGAACTTGCGTAACTGCACTTTACCTGCTTTGGCAAACTCTTTGAGCTTTTCCTCAGGCTTGCGTAGTGTTTTACTGGTGCTCTTTTGTTCATCAAAGTTGATGATTGTGGTACCCTTGACACTGAGTGTTTGATATGCGGCCGCTATGTACTTGCCCAATTTGCGTGTCTTTGTGTTATACACCCACAACTCGCTGGCACCCAATATATCTGCAGGATTAATGGACACAATCTTTAGTGCTGTATCAGTTTTTGCATACTTGAGCTTGGCAATTAGTTTTTCCTTGCTGGGTGCTTTCTTGACACGGGCTTTCTTGGTGGCTTTCTTGACTCCGCGATACTGTTCCACTGCCGCCAGCAAGTTGTCAATCCATCCAATCATGCGTCGGAAGTCAGCGGCTTTATAGTGACTGTAGCCTTCTCGTACTTGCTCGTCGGTTCGACTCTGTGCAAGTTCCAATTCTGCTCGGCGTTTGCTGTACAGAGTTTCATATTTGCCCAATTGGCTTTGCACCACATTGTTGGCAACTAAAAAGTCGTATGGCTTAAAGTCAACTTTGTTGTTTAGGTGTACTTCGTCGTATATGCCCTCCAGTTCACCAATGATTTCACTAGTACGTTCGTTTAAACGGTCTTGGATCGTGGGTCGATACACTTCCACTTTGTCTACTGCAACTTCAACAGCTTCGGGTTCTGCCAACTCAATGCTTTTTGCAATGGCTTCCTTTAAGAAGTCAGTGTGGCGGGCTTTTAACGGCATACCTTGGCGGTGTGCCATGACCAAACTACATGCTGTCATTGACATGCTACGATCTGAGCTACGGATAAAAGCACTAACATCTCGTTTAGTAAATGTTTTTTCTTGCTTTTGCATCCACTCGATTACGTATTTTTTACAATCTTTTTGATTGTAGTGATAATTGTAGTAGTAAAAACTACCACGCAGGTAATGGTCAAAATCAGAGTCTGAGAACGCCAGTGCTTGTTCGGTGTCCCAAATCGGTTCTGGGCCAGTGTATTTCTCATCAGCAAACTTGGTTCGCTGAACCCTGGGTGCCTTGTTTTTAATCTTGATGCCTGCTACTGTAGCCATTACTTTCGCTCCTTTTTAACACGACCGATACGGCCTGCTTTGTTCCAATCATATGCAATTCCGTCGGGACACTTGCCGTCCCGAACAGAATCCACCCCAAACCGTCCTACAATTTCAAATCCGTTGCCCACAATGGTAACAAACTCGTTTAACGCTTTGGCCTGGTCCATTGCTAAATCCAGATTATCAAATTCTTGTTCTTGGGTTTTTGTTATTAATTTATACATCATACCCGTATTGTAGCAAATCAACCATTTTGTGTCAACTAGTACATCAGTGCGGCCATTACAGCCCACTGCTCAAATGTGTTAATGGCCTCTGTGTATTCGGCTTGTAATTCTGTATACTTTTGTGTTAATTTATTCCTGCGCCTGCACGACACCATTTCTTTGTCCATTTTGGTGTAAATTTCACGGCAGTTTTTGTAAAACTTATACAAAGTGCTACGGGCACGAATGTCCTTGGTGTGGGAAACTGACGCTAGAAGCTCCTCTAGTTTGGCAATATGGGCTTCGTGTTGTGATTGCATAAGTGCGTATTATACGATAAAAGTCAATACATGTCAAACCCATAAATACTACAATAAGGAATAACTATGGCTCGCCTATCACTATGGAAAGACGGTAAACACTCAAATGATTACAAGTTCTTTGATCGCAGAATTAGCGAAATGTTTACCATGGGTGGAACCGGTATTATCATACACAAATACCTAGGCACAAATCAACAAACAGACAGCACGGACCTAACTCAGCCCAACTACACAAATCAAAGCGAAAAGAACATACAAGATTTGTTGTTTGTAGAAAACCGTGACCGCAAATACGATCGAGATGTTTACAAGATGCGTGGCATTTATACTCGTGCTGATCAAGATTTTGATTTAAGCCAATTTGGCCTGTTCTTGCAAACAGGCACCTTGTTCATGACCTTTCATATCAACGACATGATGGACACCATTGGTCGTAAGTTAATGGCTGGCGATGTACTAGAATTAGAGCATTTAAAAGATTACAATGCATTGGATCAAGATGTTCCTGCGGCATTGAAGCGTTACTATGTCATTGCCGATGCTAGTTTGGCCGCAGAAGGATTTACACCAACTTGGTGGCCGCACTTATGGCGTGTCAAAATCAATCCCTTGGTAGACAGCCAAGAGTACAAAGACATTCTCAGTACCATTGTGGAAGGCACTGCCAGTACCACCACTGCTGATATTATGAGCAACTACGGTGTTTACATGAACATCAATGCGGCTGTAGTGGCACAGGCCGAAGTAGATGTACCATTGAGTGGATATGATACCAGCAAAATGTATTTGTCTCCAGAGTATGGCGGAATTTATGCCAACAGTAGTGCAGTCACCGCAGACAGTGTATCCACCACTGCTGATGAGACTACCATTAGTCCGGCAGATAAACTAAAAGGTTACTTGGTAGGAGATGGATTAGCTCCGGATGGTTTGCCTTGCGGAACTGGCATAGAGTTCCCAACCAATCCCAGCAAAGGGGATTATTTCTTACGTACAGATTATTTGCCCAACCGGCTATTCCGGTTTAGTGGAGCTCGATGGGCAACAATTGAAGAAAAACTACGTGCCAACTTGACATTGGGAGCCGAGTCTGGAACATTACGTAATAGTTTTGTCAACAACACAAATACTTCTACCAACATAGAAGGCGAAACTGTTCCCGAACGACAGAGTCTAAGCAAAGCATTTAAATTAAGAGCGGACAACTAAATGGCACAGCAATTTTTTTACGATAGTCAAATTCGGCGTTTCTTAACGCAGTTTATCAGAGTTGTATCCGGCTTTCAAGTTGAGTTTGGGCAGGGCACTAATGGACAGAGGTCTTTGCAACAGGTTCCTGTACTGTATGGAGATCCCAGTAGACAAGCGGCGCAAATACTTAAACAAAACAGCGAAAACTTACTAAGTAGTGTTCCTGCAATGAGTGTGTATATCAGTGCATTGGACTACAACCGAGAGGCCATGGCTGACCCCACATTCATTAGTAAAATCAATGTCAGACAGAGGGAGTACGATCCAACCACCGGCGACTATTTACACGGCCCCGGAGATTCGTACACAGTAGAAAGATTAATGCCAGTCCCATATAAACTAACACTAAAATTGGATATTTGGACTAGCAACACCGAACAGAAATTACAATTAATTGAACAATTGGCTCAACTTTTTAATCCCAGTTTAGAACTACAGAGCACTGACAATTATATTGACTGGGGCAGTTTAACTGTGGTAGAACTAAAAAGCACAGTATGGGATTCAAGATCAGTCCCAGCCGGTGCAGATGAATCTATTAGTGTTGCCACACTGCAATTTGAAATGCCAATTTGGATTTCTAGTCCGGCCAAAGTTAAACGGCTTGGTGTTGTCACAAACATGATCAATAATGTATTTGATTCCAATGGAAACATCAGCGAAGATGTTTTCACCAGCGCGGATTTAATGACCCGCCGTGTTGTGTCATTAAGGGACTATCATTTGTTGTATATTGGTAATACCCTAAAACTTATCAAGAACACCGAACTTGGAGCGAACCCATCGCTGGCCAATGCCGAATTTGACAGTTGGGTGCAACTTATGGGCAAGATTGGTAAAGTTAGAAATGGTGTTAGTCAAGTAAGACTGCGCCACCCAAACGGCATTAGTGAGGTGGTCGGCACAATTGCCAATCATCCAACAGACGGAACATCCATGCTGTACACCCCCAATGTGGATACCTTGCCTGGAAACACTTTGTCGCCAGTAACAGCAATTATTGACCCTGCCACAGTGGATGTTGAAGATTATTCATTGATGGCTCCTGTTTCGGGCACAAGATATTTGATTTTAAACCCCATTGGCCGTTATACTAATACGGAAGCTGCCGAGGCCTGGGATAAAACAAATCCACTGTTTGTTGCCAATGCCGGAGACATCATCGAATACAGAAATGGACAATGGACTGTGTCATTTGACAGTGAAAATAGTGACGACTATCAGTATGTCACAAACCTAACTACCACTGTGCAATACAAGTACGACTTCGATACACGTGAGTGGGCAAAAAGTGTTGAGGGTGTGTATAATTTTAACAACTGGAGTATTGTAATTTAAATGTTATCAAGTACAGGTGCATTGATATATTGCATCCAAACACATCGATATTTGTTTTTACTTAGAAACAGCAACCGACACTCAGGTAATTGGGGAATTGTGGGCGGCAAAGTAGAAGAGGGTGAGTCAGTTATACAAGGATTGCATCGCGAAATACGAGAAGAACTTGGTGGAGAAATTACAGGTGCTAAAATTATCCCTATCGAACAATATACTAGCGACAATGATAAGTTTGTGTTTCACACTTACTTGATTAGTGTAGACGAAGAGTTTGTACCTGTATTAAATCACGAGCACCGAGGATACTGTTGGGTTCCCTTAGACGGTTATCCTAAACCATTGCATCCAGGTGTGTGGCGCAGTTTTAAGTTTACTGCTATTATAGATAAATTACGAACTATGGAGACTGTGTTATCCGATGTCGGCTTCAAGGACAAACTCTCTAAAAGTAATCTGTCTTAAATTGACTTGGTACTTCCAACTCTCGGGCATGTAGTACTCAGAAGTTGGTGTTACTCGAACGAAATCTACTTCGGGATATAGTTCAAAGATCAGTTTTAAAGTTTTTTCGTAAAATACGTCGTCACCCTGGCGCCCATCAAATCCCATTAAAAATATTTTTGTGTGTCCATCAAAGCAGGCCAGGTATACAGCAATACTACCTGCATTCCAACTGGGATCTTGCGGAATTAGATAAAATTTACCAGGATGCTCCAAGATTGGGTTGGCATGTGCATAAACAATATTGTCGTTGCAGTAACCAGATTCTATTATTCCATCAACTTCTTTGTTGTCAATGATTAGAAAATCTGGTGTAATTTCTTTATACAGTTGGTTGGTTCCGTATGTCTGCAATTTATTGGATCCAAAGAGACCACCTTTGTGACTAGATAACAAACCAATGTCAAATCCTTGATAATCATGGCGCCAACTGGCTCGTGATCCACCGCCAATTACTATGGCCTGTGTAGTGGTATAGATGTTGGTGATGGCATTGGGGATCCATTCGTACTCAGGTGTCCACTGGGCATTTTTGTAGGTCAATGTAGTGACTACATCTTCACCTGTATATGATTCGCGATATAACTGTTTAATGGTTTGCATGGTGTTGGGTCCTTATACTGTATTTATTGCGTTACACTGGTATTAGTGTTCTAACCAGCTTAACTGTGTTGTTTGCACTGACTCCTGTACCCCATAGGATGACATTACCCGACACAATGTTTGATGAAAATGTCATACGAGCGTTGGCTGTGCTGGAAACTAGGCCATAAGTTGAAATAGTGCTGGTTGTTCCGTCCTGTACTGAGATAATTTCTATAGATTGATACCAAGAATTGGTGACATCTGTGGTACTAACCACATACTTGGCTGTGCGATATGCTGTGCTGGCGAACCAATCAATGGCCACTGGAGCTGTGCCAATGCCGGTAACTGTTCTGCTACTTTCAAGTATGGGCACTGTGCCGTAGGTCAGGTTGGCGCCGATGTTGACATCGCCCGCAATGCCCGCACCACCTGCAACAACAAGTGCGCCTGTTGTGGTACTGGTACTGGTAGTAGTACCCGATATGTTGGCCGAGGCCGCATTGGCCCAAGTATCTACTACAAGATTACCATAAATTCGTGTGCCTGATAAGAGTTTAGCCATAGTAGTATTTATTGTGCGTTATATGTTGTACCTGCGGCGTAGGGCGTTGAAATTTTGTGCCACTTCGTCTGCGGAAAGTGCTCGGGTATAGAGTTTTACTCCAGAGATGTTACCCTCAAATACTGACCCAGAAGCTCCGCTAATGCCGTTGGTTCCGCCAATTAACCAATAAGCAAGTTCTATAGGGTCGTCTTGTGTTGTTGTGCCAGATTGTGTTAAAGTTCCATTGACATAACATTGCAAATTGCCGCCTGCTCCTCCGGTCCATACACCAACAACTTGGTTCCATTGATTTCTTACGGTTGTTCCGTAACGTTCTGCTTGCGTGGTAGCATTTCCACGCAACACGATACCGACTTGATTATCATTTGTGGTTCTCATAAGCCCGTGTACACCTGCGTAACTGCCCCGAAGATATAGAGCTCCTTTGTTAACTCCATTTGACCAAGTGGCTCCAGTTGGTACAAATATCCAGGCCTCAGCAGTCCACGGATCGTTGAATGATGTAGGATAACCAACATTACCTGCTGTGATGGAATTGGTTGTATCTAGATAGTTGTTAAAAACAAATTGACCACCTGCATTTGAACGGTATGTGACATTACCATACATTGTGCCAGTTTGTGCAGTATTAGACAAGTTTCTAATTTGTGCGCCCGAACCTGAATAACTGGTAGTTTGTCCACCATCAAACCACCACTGTAAACTGCTGTCTACAACAGGTGCACCGGTATATTCATCGTAACTGTTGGTGACATACATGTTGCCAGTCTGGTCCTCACGGCGAGCAAAGTTTGGTGTCAGTATGGTACTTGCACCTTTACCTTGGTAAATAGTGGGACTAGAGCCCTGTTCAATTTGCATACCCCACGCATAGTTATAGTCGCCGACTATATTATTGTTATACACACTACGCACCCATATTCTACCAACTACGCCCACAGCCGAATAATTGTTGGTAGCACTACACCACAATCGATACCAACCCAACCCAGTATCAATTACTCCATAGTTTACTGTACCAGTATTAGAGCCGCCAGCAGTTGATATAGACAAGTTTGCCCAAGTTAGTGTAAGTATGGCATCTTGGTATGTGTTACCATTGTAAAAGGCTAGATTCACGCCAATTGTAGGGCAGTTGCCTTGTTTGACATACACGCTGAGGCAGTAGGGCAAGGCCGCAGTAGAGATGCCAGTTGGATTCCATTTTTGTATCAGCGCATCATTGCTATACCCGCCCACTGTGGTGGTTATAGTTGATCCAGTTTGTGTGCCGTCTGGCGCTAGTATGCTGTTGGCAGTCACTGACACATTGGCTGAACTTTGAATATTGGCTGTCCAGTTCTGTGTTTGCCATAATAGATTCTTAATCACCGGTGCAGTTGAATTGTAAGTGACCTCGTCAAACTGTCCAGTAGCATAGACTGTATCAGGTACAGTTCGTGTAGTAAAGGTCGGAGTTAGTAATATGTTAGAGCTCGCTATAGGTTGATACGTTGATACGTTTGCATTTTTTTCTAGCTGGGCTCCCCACACATAGACTACGTTACCTGCATAATTTGTACCATCATATTGCCCCATTCTATAGATCTGAGGATTCCAACCTGTTACTCCTGCAGGAATTGTATAAGTGGAATACATTCTCCACCAATTATTACCAACCGAAATCATTCCAGCGGCTGTAACATTTGCTCCTTTAGTTACTGTGCCATTAATTAAATCATATCGGCTACTAGTACCGCCAGTATACCATCCTGTTCCAGATACATATTCATTGACTATGTTCATGTACTGTAAATTACCATATTTGACATATCCCGATACTGTCCAAACGTCGCCGCCATTGACCGTAAACTTTGGATTCCCCCTTGCACCATCAGTTAGTGTTGGATATGCATTTAATGCCATTAGCATGGTTGCAGTATTGGACCCGTCTGGTGCTATAGCAACGTTTGGGGTGATAGACGTAGAGCTCAATACCCAATTGGTACCGCCATATATTTGAGAATTTGAGAACTGGTTATAGATTGCGGCGTTGCCAGCAGTTGTATTAAAAGTAACCTCGTCAATGGTGCCATTGACCAACAAGGTTCCGGCGTTGGTTAATCTAGTAGATATTGTGGCCACGGCTTATCCAAACACAGTGTCAATACTGTTTGTTGCTGAATTAAAAACTGTATAGGCACTGCTTACTGAGTTGGCCCAGGTGTAGCCGTGTTTACTATTAGTACCAATGGCGTAAATGTTACCACTGGCATTGATGTTTCCGCCAACGCCCACGCCGCCTGCTACTTGTAAGGCACCTGTCACATTTGATGTTGATGCCTGAGCGTTTGCAACTACCACTGTGTTGGCTGTCGTATTAACTGAGAAAACTGGGTTAGTTGAGAATGGATTTATTACATTAAAATACCCAGTGCCACCAGATCCAGGCCAAATGTTAATGTTGGCATTCAGGGCTGTTGTGGCTGGATGACCAACTATGATGTTGTTTGATGCATCTTTACCAATTACTTGTCTAAAATAATAAGTTCCAGTTTGACCAATATTGGCGTAGATGCCCCAGTTACTACCTGGAACGGCAATCGCTGTACCATATGTTCCGCCAGCCACATCAGTGACACTGGTTGGGGTTACATAGTGATAGCCACCGCTAAACACATTACCACTTATACCTGCGCCACCTACAACAACAAGTGCACCTGTAGTGGTACTGGTACTGGCGGTGCCCGAGTTGGCCACCAAGTTGCCCGACACAATCTCCACACTGGTCACTATTTCTCTGTTCAAGGTGGTGATGTTGCCCACCACCAGCAAGTTGCCGCCCACATAGGCATCACCAGTGGTGGTCGAAGTAATCGAATATACGCCTGCGTTGGCTGTTAAATTACCAATTTGTAAATTACCAACTACTCCAAGCACACTACCTGTGACCAATAATACATTGCCCACTGTGAGGTTGGCATATGATGTGACTGCAATGTTGGAGTTTGTGGCTCCGGTGTTGGCTGTGTAGGCTGTGACAATGCTCTGTGCGCTTTCGCTCCAGTATAAAGCCACATTACTAACCAGGCCATTGGCACGATTAAATAAAAATCCCACATCCACATTGGCCGAGGATGCACCTTGGTTCAGTACCGTGATGGGGTCAGACTGAGCAACTATGCTGGAGTTGAGCTGTCCAAGTCTGGGTCTAGTTAATGCCATTCTGCTTTGTCCACAATATAGTGTATTTACCTGCAAACAAAAAGGGCCCTCGGGCCCTTTATTTGTATTTTAGGTTAAGCTAGATTTAAACTCGGTTATCCTGCAAAACACTCAAATGTATAAACCACAGCAGTCCATCTAATGTTTGTTGAGGCTTGACCAGTTGCATTTATTTGTAGACATCCATTTGATGTATCAGCGGTTGCTGCCACAGTCCAGGCAGAGGCGCCAGCATCTGCGGCATTTGTGATCACAGTAGGCGATCCAATAAGAACTGTTGTACCAGAACCTGCACCGCGTTTTATTGCCCCAATTACTGTGAAATATTTGCCATTGCCAGCACCTGTTTGAACAGTTGCCATTATCTCTGCCCTAAAGCCAAAAGCCGTGTTGTTATCTAAATTTACTTGATTTAGTGTGCCTGCGGCAGCATTATTTACTGTTAAAGCAGTTGAGGTTGCGTTGGCTGTTGTAGCCATCAAAACTACTTTACGTTCTTGGTTATAACCATAACTTGTACTACCGTAAGCGCCAAAACAAAGTGCCGCACTTAGATTTCTGTCATAGCCATAGTTACCGCCAATAGCGGCTGAATATGTACCTATAACATAATTGTTTGATCCGCCCACAACGGCAGTTTGAAGGCCACTTGCTTGATTGGTACTTCCACCTACAACAACTGAATCAGTTGCATCTGCTTTATTGTTTTTTCCCGCAAATAATCCACTGTCGGTGCCTGAAGCGACTTGAGTAGCGGCAGCTCTTGTTAACTGCAAATCTACTGAATAACTTCCTCTTACATTACCACCTGCAGAACTACTGTCTGGGATGGAGCCAACTACACCGCCTGTGCCTTTGGGTACCAGGGCTAAGAACTGATTAGTTGTTCCACCACTGGCTGTTACTCCGCTGACATTGTTGGTGTTGTTGGGGCTGGCTGTGTTCAGCGTCGAAGTTACACTGGGTAAGTTGACACTTTTTGCATAGGCAGCGACATTACTTGCAGTGGTATTGTAAGTTGTGCCTGAGTCAACTGCCAAGAATTGCGTGCCGCTTGCGACTGTTACAAGCCCTGGTAATTCTGATACTTTTGATACTGCCATGTTGTTTCTATTGCTCCGTTATGATATAAGTTGCGCCATCTTCTTCTTTTACAATATATAAGAGAGAATTTTCGCTGACAATTTGAGTACCGGGAATAACTTCGGCCACCAAGTCACCGACCACAATGCCGCCTTGTATTGTTATTCCTGTTCCAATTATGATTGCCATATTATTTAGTTTTTGTTGTTTTTACGCTGTAAATGCGCTGGTTGGTGCAGTAAATCCAGTTAACGGGAATGGATTGCCCAATACCAGTCGTGTGTTGTCTAGTCGGAATCCTATCTTAGGATCCGCAAAAGTAAAGGTTTCGGCCAGGTGTGCAGTAGTTGAAGAACACCAGAAGTCAGCGCCGGTGGGGTTATCTGTGCCGCCAGAGTTTTGTACTACGCCGTTAACAAAACAATAAACTTTACCAGTTCCGGCGCCGGTACGAGCATATTGTATCACTAGATGTTTCCAGGCACCACCTGTCAGGTTACTACAGGCAACCTGTAGACCACTAGATGAACCGCTGTCAATGCTGTCAGCAAAATTAACAAATATCCTATATTCAGTTGATGAGTTGTATTTTTGACTAATATTAATTCCACCGTTGTAGAGATTTAACAGGTTGATATTGGTATTAATATTGTACGATACCACATTTTCGATCCAAATATTGGTTTCAAGGGCCCACGAGGCCTGGGCCACATTGGCGTTGTGATAAGTGGCATAGCTGGAGCTGTTTATTGCGGCAATCCATGCATTGTTGTTGGTGCCATCATTTCTATAATAGTATCCACCGTCACTGTAGGCACCACCCGACGGCTGTGTCAGACTGGCGTATCCACCACTGCCGCCTCCGGACCAGGCATGCGAACTTGTCTCTGCAACTAGATCCGGCGAGGCAGCCAGGGTGTTGTAGTTGAACTTGAATACTTCGTTGGCTGCCAATATTGTGGGATATGTGCTGGCACCACCTGCGGCAGGTGCACCGGTCGAAAAACCAATGCCACCACCTATGAATATTCCACCACCGATGTTTATTGGCATTGCTTAGACCCTTCCAACAACAACTTCGATCACTCCTTTTGCAGGGCTGGCAAAAGCTTCAACAGCTTTGCCTATGGCCTGGCCTGGTGCAGGGTTATTGTTGGCTCTAGCATAGCCGTGTCCTGCCGATACCATGATGTCACCTTTGGCCACTGGGCCAATGATCATACACGGAACACGACCGGTCAAGGCCAAGGCCACAACATTTGCTCCCGACAATGCACCATTCATCAAGTGAGCTGGGTTTGTACTAACAATACCTGCCACTCGTGTGGTATCTGTTTCTGCCACAGTAACTTCATTTACCCCACCAAACTGCAATACTGTGCCTGGCATGTATGGTTTGTCTGCTTGGTAGTTCTCTGCCAAGTCAGCGTATTTGGCTGTGGTTGATGTTCCAACAAATGTAATACCGTAAATGTTGTTCCAGTAGTTGGTTGTAGTACCCAAATTCTGGCTAACGTTGCCGGTTGGTACAACCCAACCTCCGGTAAACACATTGCCGGCAATACCCACACCACCTGCCGCTATAAACGAACCAGTTGTTGCACTGGTACTGACTGTTGTTGCACCGGCAACAATGTTACCTGTGGTGACAGCAAATGCTCCACCTGCTGGTGCAGATATTGTGGTACCACCCAAGTCAATGGTTGAACCAGATAAGAATAAATCTTTCCAACGAGCTGTTGTTGAACCCAAGTTGTATGTAACGTTGGCACTTGGTAGTATGCTACCTGTGACTGTAACGTTGGCACCAACATTCAATCGTCCTGCAATACCAGCACCGCCTGCAACTTGTAGTGCACCAGTTGATGTACTTGTACTAACTGTTGTGTTGGCAATGATGTGATCACCAGTTTTCATGGCGTCCCATACTAGGTTACCGTCAGACCAGTTGACTGTTGTGGTTGGCTCACTGGCCACGTTGGCAAACAGGCCCCAATAGTTGTTGGCTTGGCTACGAACAAATCCAGTGTGCTGATAAGCGTTGGCTACGCCACCAATCCAATGGCTGTACATACCGATATCATAGCTGTAAGGATACGGGTTTGTGGCCAAGTACAACAACGGAGCATTTACCGACAATTGATTTGTCTGAACTGCCAATACACCGTATGAGTAAACGTTACCTGCTACACGCAAGTCACCGCCTACACCTACGCCACCTGTAACAACCACAGCACCAGTACTTGTACTAGAACTGGATGTGGCATCACTGAATGTAACTGTTCCGCCGCCGGTGATGCTGTCGTTGATCTGAATAATACCAGTACCAGCCGCGCTCAATGCCAAATTGGTATTTGACGACTTGCTGGTAATGCTGTCAACAGCAATTTGATTTGAGAAACCAATTGCATTGCCATCACTGCTAGTAAAATACTTGCCAGCAGTGACTTTGATTGGGCCTTGCAATGCAATGGCACCTGTGCCCGACGGGTTGACCTGTATGTCGCCAGTACCAGCAGTTTGAATTGTCAAGTTTTGATTTGTGTCGGTACTGAATGTAATTGTTCCGCTATTGTCACTAATAACCGACTTACCGTTAACATACAATGATCCTGGTCCGACATAAATATCTTTCCATTGTCTTGAAGAACTACCCAATGTGTAGGTAATGTTGGCACTGGGGATGATACTACCGTTCATTACCAAGTTGCCACCAAATGTGCTACTCAATGTGCTGGGCACAAATGTTGCAACGTTGGCGCCATTGACCCCAACTGATATGTTTGCAGAGTATACTGTTACATTGCTTGTACCAGAATAAATTTGATTTGCATTTAATCCCACAAAGCCGCCAGCACCTGTAATGGTACCGCCACCTGTGGTTATGATGTTACCGGTAGTTGTGATGTTACCGGATACTGCGTCGATTGTGATCGGACCAACTGTTAGTCCGTTTTGTACTATAAAATTACCGTTTGCCATGGTTCCATATTCCCCAAAATAGCATTTTTAAACTTTAGAACAGGGTAGAGAATCTACCCTGTTCGTTTATTATATCAGCAAGTATTCTTTGCTTATTCTTACATTGGTACTTGCATTCAAAGCCACAAACTGCAATTGTGCATTTGATCCGCTTTGTGTAGCAGTAACTATACCCAAGTTACCATTGGTCTGTATTGTACCATATGCTGTCACTGTTGCAGTGGTTCCATTGCTGATCAGCAATGCTTCCATCACTTGGTAGTTGGCACCGTTTGTGGCCTGTACTGTGTACTTAGCACTACGATATGTTCCAGTAGACATTGTATCAATTGTGGTTGCCACGTTGGCACTAGCAATTGCTGTGTTGGCCAATAATGATACTTGTGCACCATCTGTATTAATTCTGTAACGAGCGTTCTTGGTTGCTGTTCCAGTACTGATTGTGACACCATCTGTATTGTCAACATCAACTGCATTATATCCAGTTGCATCATTAAGAGCCACAACAGTTTCAGTGGTTGTCAATCTTCTAACGTCAATGATATCCCCGCTTGCAGGAGCTTCAGTGAAACGCAATGTTGTACTAGAAACAACCGAGTACGCTAGTGTTGGTATTTGAATAACACCGTTAATACTAACAATAGTTGCGGCAGTTGTAGTTGTCCCAGCTAATGTAAAGTCTGTTGTTGTGCCATCACCGTTAAACTGTTCATCTGTAATAACAGTAAATGCCGTTGTGGCTGCCATCCATTGTGTACCTGTATACCACTCAACAGCATTCTGCGTTGTGCTATAACGGAACATACCAGCAACATCAGTTTGACCTTGATTGCCTGGACGCTGACTGTTTGTACCAACTGGCAACTTAATTGAGTCTGTTGTGTTGATGTTTAGTTTAGCACCCGCAACCACATTGCCTGCCACTGCACTATTACCAATGATAACAGTATCGTAACTGGCACTTGGACGAGCCCAAATTAATGTAGCATCATTTTTACCACGAACAATGTAGTCTGATCCAGCAGTTTGGCTGCTGTTAAATACTGCGGCATTACCAAAATACACATTGCCTGCAATACCCATACCGCCTACAACTTGTAGTGCTCCTGTACCAGTGCTGGTACTGTTGGTTGTGCTGTTAACAACAACAGCACCGCCAGTATAAACACTACCACTGATACCAACACCGCCAGTAACAATCAATGCACCCGATGTGGTGCTTGTACTAGTTAATCCGCCGTTGATTGCGGCAGCACTGGCTGTTAATGTGCCAGTACCAGGATTGTAGCTCAATAAGCTACTGGTTCCAGGAATACTGTTGCCACCGTTGACATTGGCAAATGTTGGGTAGAATGTATCGTTGGTGTTTAACGAGACTGTTTGTGTGTAGAAAGCAACGTTGGCCGCTGTGGCCACTGCCGCAACTGTGGCAGTTGAGATTGCTGTAATACGACCATATGCGTCAGTTGTGATTACCGGCACTGCACTGGCACTACCAGTTGTTATGGCACCAGGACCAACAGGTGTTAAATTAATATCTGTACCACTTATAGTCAAGTTACCTGCACCTGAACTTGTGCTAACTACACGAGTTCCGTTGTCGTATACACCGCGACCATATAATGTGCTGTTTACTGCTGTATTGCCACCAATGTTGACACGACCTGCAATACCCGCACCACCCTTGACCAACAACGCACCTTCAGTTGTATTAGATGATGCTGTTGTGGCATTGATACATACGTTACCTGAAGTATCAACAAACACAGCCTGTGTTGCAGTGATTGTTCCCGTTGGAACTGTTAATATTTCCAAGTATGTGCCTTGTGCTGAATCTGTAAAGTTTTCAGCGGCGCCAACTCTAATTCCTGACGCGGCATACGCGGCCCCAGTAAATGTGCTTGATCCAAATCCTTTGAAGTTTAACGCTCCAATTGTATCCCCTGACAATAATGCAGATGGAGATGCGACTGTTCCTCGTCCTCTTCTAGCATAGAATCCACTAGCAACTCCAGGAGCAAAAGCGCCAAAGCTGTCCAGGCCATAGAAACCATTTTTACCATCTAGTGTTGTGGTATGTACCACTGCGTTGGCAAACAAGGCTGGTGTAGTTGTGTTTGGATTGATTGTTAATGGGCTGTCTGCATTGATTGCACTTTGTGTTGGGCCAATCAACAAGTTACCTTGTAAGGCATGTACGCTAGATGTTGCGCCTGCGTAGATATTGCCTGCGATACCTGCGCCACCTGCTACTACCAATGCACCTGTTGTGGTGCTGGTTGATGGCACTGTGGCTGTAATATTAGCCCAGGTGCTGGCTGTCAGTGTGGTAAATGCTCCAGTACCGGCTGTGACATTACCAATAGCCAGTGCTTGCAGTCCACTGACATTACCTGTTGTGAATGTATAGGTACCTGGGGTGATGTTACCAATTGCTTTGGCTTGTAATCCACCAATGGTGCCTGTTGTCAAGGTTGACTCACCAGTTACACCCAAGTTGCCAGTTATTGCAGTGTTGGTTCCAACATACAAGTTACCACCAACACCAACACCACCTGTAACAACCACTGCACCAGTTGTTGAACTGATGCTGGTACCTGTACCAAGGAATGTGCCAGTTGTACCGTACACATTGCCCAGCAAGTATGGAGTTGCAATGTTTCCTGTTGCCACCATTACATTAGATGTACTGGATATTGTTACACGGTTACCTGTAGCTGTAGTAAGATTCAAGTTACCATCAGAGCCTTCGCCAATTACGGATCCGCCTAGGTATTCTGTCTGGCCGCTTAACCAGATATCTTTAAATCTGTTACCGCTTGTACCCAAGCTGTATGTGATGTTTGCACTTGGTACAATGTTACCTGTAATTGTAATGTTGCCACCAACTGTCAAATTGCCAGTTGTGCTGGCTGTGGTAAATGCGCCTGTTCCAGGTGTTACATTACCAATTGATCTTGCTTGCAATCCACCAATATTACCTGTTGTCAAGGTTGAGTCACCAGTTACACCCAGTGTGCCTGTTACTACTGCATTGACACCAACATTAATATTACCACCAACATAAACGTTACCAGCAACACCAGCTCCGCCTGCTACCTGCAATGCGCCAGTAGTTGTGCTTGTGCTTGTGGTTGTGTTTGACAACAACAAACTACCCATCTGTGCGTTACCAAATGTACCAGTTACATTACCAGCAACTTCGGTTGCGTTAATCAAGAACTGCAATGACTTGGTTGAATTTTCTAAACCAACAAATGCCAATGCATCAGCACCGTTATAATAGTGCATACGCAAGCCAATGTCTTTGCCATCATCAGTAGACCAAGTGGCCAAGTTGCCGTATGTGTGTAAGTCAATAATGCTGTCATAGTGCGTTACTTGTCCGCCGTCAAATGCCACATTACCTGCATGGTTTGTGATACCACCAATCCAAACGTTGCCGGCAATGCCTGCGCCGCCTTTGGCTACAAATGACCCGGTTGTTATGCTTGTGCTTGGTGCTGAACTTGCGGCAACAATGTTACCACCGGAGATAATTGTGCTGGTTGTGTTTACTAGGCTAAACGAACCAGTCGTACCGCTAAATGTTCCAGCACTCAATGTGTATGTACTAGGATTATAAGCAAGACCGCCGTCCCAACCCGATACACCTAAAATAGTATTACCACTTGATGCTGAAGCAGTACCGATATTACTGAATACTAAGGCATAGCTTTGGTTATTGGTCAAGTAAGTAACATTAGAGTACATGCTCACGTTGGCTGTTGGATATGTTCCGCTGATAGAGCCCAGACTGATATTGGTAATATTACTACCATCACCTTTAAGGTATGCACCAATGTTACCAATTGTGGCAGAGTTGACACTTGTTGCATTGACAGTTGTAGCAAAGACTGTGTTAACCCCGCTAATGTTTCCACTGGCACCTGTAGTAACTAAACTACCGCCAATATAGACGTTACCAACAACACCTGCGCCGCCTGCTACTACCAATGCACCTGTTGTGGTGCTGGTTGCGGCTGTTGTACTTGTTAGGTTTGCATTACCACCAATCAAATTACCATTCAATGTTGTACTGGCATTGCCAACTGTGGCTGCGTAGACATTTGTGGCATTAGCAGTTGTAAAGAATGCTGTGGCAGGTGTAGCATTACCGATAATGGTATTTTGTATGCCGCCACCAATGTAAGCAGAACCGATTACGCCAATTCCGCCTGCAACTTGTAGAGCTCCACTCGAAGTACTGGTTGCGGCTGTGGTGTTGGCCAATATCAATGAACCGGCTTTTACTGTGTCGTAAGCAAGCCCAACATCGTTCCAGTTGATTGCTGATCCACTTGGTTCACTAAAGACATTACTAAAGAAAATCCAAGTGTTACTAGCAAAGCTTCTTGCTAGACCACTGTGTCTATATTGGTTTGCCGTATAGTCACTATAGAAACCAATGTCATAATTGTAATAGCTCAAATTGCCCAGGGCTTGTAAGTATAACAAGGGATCCTGAACTGTAAGCATGTTGGTTGTTGTAGCAATTAGGTTACCGGCATAAATGTTGCCACCAACCCATAAGTTGCCAAGAATACCAGCACCGCCAGTTATCTGCAATGCGCCTGTGTTTGTGCTTGTGGCATCTGTACTGTTTGTAATTTGTGTAACGCCGCTGGCACTCAATGTTGTAAATGCACCTGTGCCGCCCACGAAACCCAGCGCACTGATGGTGCTGGTACTTGGATTAACGTTGACACTGGTGGCAACCACTGTGCCCACATTACCCGACGATTTGTCTGCCAACTGTGGGTAGTATGTGGCATTGGTTGTTGATGTTGCAACATTGTCATACATGCTGACATTGGCTGTTGTAACTGTGCCTACAACGTTAGCGGCAATGATGTTGCTCAAGAATCCACCGTTACCAACCACGCTTGCACCAACATTACCGATTGTAGTTGCATTTACATTGGTGGCGTTAATAGTTGTAATATTGCCATATGAGCCAGTTAAGACTGCGCTTGCATTGCCAATTGTTGCGGCGTTGACTGTTGCGGCAATTACTGTGCCACTAAATGTGCCAGTTGAACCCACGTGTGCGGCACCAACATTACCAATTGTTGCGGCTTGTACTGTGGTAGCATTGGCTGTCGTAAAATATCCTAGACCAGGTGTTACATTACCAATTGCTGTAGCTTGTATACTTGTTGCATTGGCTGTGGTGAACACCGCCGAGCCAGGTGTTACATTACCAATTGCTGTGACTTGTAAACTGGTTAGTGTACCAGCATTACCTGTTATGGCAGCACCAGTATTGCCAATTGTGACTGCGTTGACATTGGTTGCAATTACATTTGATGTGAATAAGTTGCTAACACCACTGATATTACCATTGGATCCTGTTGTCTGTATGTTGGCCGCAGTTACAGTATAGCCACTGTATACGTTGCCAGCAACACCAATACCACCTGCAACAATCAATGCACCTGTTGTGGTGCTGGTAGCGGCTGTTGTAGCCGTGATGTTTGCCCAATTTGTGATAGTTGCAGTTGAACCATATAGTATGCTAGATGCATTACCAATTGTGGCCGCATACAAGTTGGTGGCATTGGCTGTTGTAAAGAAAGCTGTGGTTGCGGCTGTGTTGCCAATAATACCTTGCAAACTACCTGCAGTCATTGTGGTAAATGCACCGGTGCCAGGTGTGACATTACCAATTTGTACCGCTTGTAGGCCACCTGTTGTGGCTGTATTAAATGTACCTGTGGTAAATGCGCCTGTACCAGGTGTGACATTACCAATTTGTACTGCTTGTAGGCCACCAGTTGTGGCTGTTGTAAACACGGCTGTACCAGGTGTAACATTACCGATTTGTACCGCTTGTAGGCCACCAGTTGTGGTTGTGGTGAATACTGCTGTGTTGGGTGTTGTAGCACCAATTGATCCGTTGTGTGCGGCATTGACAATTGTAGTACTCAATGTACCTGTGCTGGGATTGTATCCTAAAGAACTGTTAACACCCACAATGGTGTTACCGCTGGTAGAAATGTTACTGAACTGTGGGTAGAAAATTTGGTTGGTAGTAAATGCAGTTACATTGTCAAAATAACTAACGTTACCGGTATTGGCTGCGCCGGCTGTTAGAGCCGCTACACCTCTTCCGCCAACATAACGAACACCAACAACCCAAATTTGTGATCCAATTGAGCTAGGAACGTTTGTATCAGCAAAGTTAAGAACACCAGCTTGGTAATCAAAGAACCACGAGTCGTTGTTGCCTGAACCGTCAATGGGCAATGCTGTCAGTGTTTGTGCTGTGCTTGTTGTACCACCTGAACCGGTGTAAACCTTGACTTGATAGCCGGCGCCAAATTCTGGGCCAATCCAGTCTGTTAAGTTTGTTTTCCAAGTGCGGTTTGTTGCCGCGGTACCGTCGTTGGTTGCCTGCACCGAACTTGACAGTGTATCTCTGTAAACAGAATACACGCTGGCAACGTTACTGGTTGGCAATGTGGCTGTACTGGTGATTTGGTCAGCCGCAATGTACATGCTGTCGCCACGGATCAATAGCGGACTGCTTATACTTTCGTTGGCAGGACTCTTGTTGGTGGATGTGTCTGTTTTGGCCACACCAAAGCCAAGTTTCTTAAAGAGATAGTCTACTTTTTGTGCGTCTGAGATAGCCATATTAGTGTGTTGCCGTTTCCATAGTTAATGCTGTTAGTGATTGCCCGCTTGTGAAGGCCACTCGTACCCAAATTTCATTGTTCGTTGAGTTTGTTGAACTCAATGTACCAAATGTTGCTGTTACGCTCTTGTTAGTTTGCGCCGAGTTGAGTACTGCTACTCCGCCCACCGCACATCCTGCTGATCCGTTTGCGCCTGTGCCTGTGCCTGGGATACCAGATCCTGCATAAGCAGTACTTAAATCCAACCAACCGTTTGTTGGGGCCGCATATACGTCAGTGCCGTTAGATGCATTACCTGGTAATGCCACCCATAAACCTGCAATAGTACCTGTGTACTTGACGTCAAACTTAGATACTGCTGTACGAATGAACTTCATTGTGAAGTATTGTGTTGTAGACTGGCCTGACAAGTTTGGCCCCACTGGCAAATAACCAGTAGAATAGTTTGTCTGACTCCAGGTCAATATACCTTGTGCGCCAGATCCAATGTTAATACAATCATATGTCTGTAGTGTACTGGTCTGTCCGTTCCAAATTGGCGAGCTGACATTACCTGCTGTGTAAGTAGGATTGTTACTGCTACCTTGACTAGCAACACGGAATCCGTTACCAGAACCTGTACCTACCGAGTTAACAGGAATTGAAATTTCTTCAATATTGGTGGTATAACCGTTTTTGTATAATACAGTTACGCCCAATGCTGTGGTAAATGCCTGTGTAGCCGAACTGTATCCGTTGTAGGCTGTTAGGCTTGGTCCAGTTGAGCTGGAGCCAAATCCTGTAGTTATCAAGCTACTAGGTGTTTCAAAGTATGCACTGCCTGAGCTGGCATACAAGTTGCGTACCAATGGTGTAGCCGGTACTGGAGACAATCCGCTGTAAGCGACCGATGTTGGTGCTTGCCAGGCGCCGCCTGCACTACCAGTCATGAATGTGTCGCTGGTATAATACATATCACCGCTCAAGTTGGCAATGTTGCCCTTGAGTCTCAAGACTGATGTGGCTGTCAAGTGTGGTATTGTACTTGAGTACTGTACCACATTGCTGGTCAATACAGCATTGGTGCCAGCTGTGGTCACATTACTGTATGTTGGTCCTGCAACTGTTGTGTTGTCATAGTAGAACAAGATTGGGTTTGTATTGGCACCGTTGTATGTGTCGTTGATCAATACTGTGTTCCATCCTGGCAATGCTGTGCCTGTGGCGTAAGTTGTGAATATTCTCCAGAAGTTGGCATTTACAGCACTGTTCACGCTGTTGTAGTCCATGTTACGACCAATGCGTAAGTTACCTGTAGAAACGTTACCGCCTGCAACCAGTGTGTTGGCACCTGCGGCTTGTCCGTTCCAGTATACTGTTACTGTGCCCGAATCGCCCAGGCCAACATCAGTGATGTTGCTGGTTTGGTATGTACTGGTTCTAATTGCGGCCACTGTTGTACCTGCGGCAGCTTGGTATGTGTTGCCCAATGCATTGTCTGTTTGGCTGAAGTTTGTGATTCTAGCAGAAGTTGTGCCGGTGGTTAATGTCAATGCTGTGGCACCAGGGAAAGCTGGTGGGCTTGGTGGTACCAGTTTGCCCAGGATGTAGTTTAATTGTGATACTGCGTCTGTCACTGTAGTAGATGTTGTTAATGTTACTGCGTTACTGACCAAGTAACCAGATGCGTTGGCGCCAAGTTGGATACTGTTACCCAATAGCGAAGTGAAACTTAAATTACCAGCACCGTCGGTTGTAATGGTGTATCCACTAGTACCGCCTGTGATCTGCACATTGCTGATACTGCCCAGGCCAATTTTACCAGTGTTGCTGGTGATAGCATTGCCAGCAATGGTCAAGCTGGTTGAGCCAACATTGGAGATAATGTAACCTGTGGTCAAGTTGCCTGTTACACCAACTGTACTGCTGAATGTACCTGTGGTAAATGCACCAGAACCTGGTGTTACATTACCAATGGCTGTGGCCTGTATGCTGGTAGCATTGGCTGTGGTGAATACTGCTGAGCCAGGTGTTACATTGCCAATTGCTGTGACTTGTATACTTGTTGCATTGGCTGTGGTGAATACAGCCGAGCTGGGTGTTACGTTGCCGATTGGGGTAGCTTGTAATCCACCTGGGAATTGTCCCAATCCAGATGCGTAAACATTACCAGCAATACCTGCGCCACCTGCTACTACCAATGCACCAGTTGTTGTGCTTGTGCTTGTTGTTGTTCCGTAAATGTTGCTAGAAATACCTGTGATATTGCCAGCTCTGATGTTGGCCCAACCACTGATGTTGATAGAACCAGTTGTAATACCAGTTTCTGTTGTGGCCACTGCCGCAAATGTAGCGTCTGATTCTCTCCATACAAAACCAGTGTTAACCGAGCCGTAACCTGCAAGATTTTGCAGGTTTCTGTTGTTGATCATACCAATATCGTATGTTGGGCTACCAGTATAACCGTTATTAAAAACAATTAACGGGTCGTTAACATAGGTATTTGTAGAGTTAATTGTACTTGTGTTACCAGTAACGCTTAAATTACCAAGAATGGTAACGTTACTGCTAAGTGTTAACGAAGGATTGAACAGAGCTCCAGTTAACGTACCTGACGCAATTTTAGCGTAGGTAATTGTTGCATCAGTAATCTGATTATTTTTAATCCGGGTAATATTGGCCATGTATGATCATCCTAGCAAGAGTGTTGCTAGTATTTACCAGACGAGAGTTTATTACCCTTGTTATGGGCGGATATCCAAATGTAAGTATATTACCATCGAGTGTTGATTACTGGGTTGTAATACACTTACGACTTCATGATGTAACATAGTGCATAGTACGGTGGCAAGTTTTGCCCAGTACCACTGCTACCCGTGCTGGCAATACTAATTCCCGTTGTTTTACTGTCAGTGCCGACAGTAAAAGCACCTGATGTATCGTCGCCATGGGCTTCGGCACCTTTAAGATCTGCGGGACCTTGATTAAAGTCATTTAAGTCGTAAAGGCTTACCGAGTGAGAGTGTCCAGGGTCAGTAATACTGTGAGTGTGACTTACCACTATAGCATCTGCTGTACCACCAGTTGCTCCAACTGAATACGTGCTGCCGGCTCCAACTACAAATCGATCTTGTAAGTTGGGTGTGCCATTGGCTCCATTACACAGGTACCAACCGTAAGGAATCGATGCACTTGACCCCGACCACATGACAATTATACCAGTTGGTAACATACTGCGTACAAATGCCGTGGTTGCCAATTGTGTGTTGTTTACAGAAATATTTGCAGTTGGTGCTGTGACATTCCCAGTCAGTGTAGAATTCCCACTGACTGTCAAGTTACCTGTAACACTTAGGTTACTGGTTGAAATATTACCAGTGGTTAAATAAGCAGCCACATTGGTATTGCCGTAGGTTCCTGCTTGAACTGGCAAATTGGTCAATAGGCCACCATTGCCTTTGACATAATTGGCGGTCAAGTTACCTGCTGTGGTCAAGTTGGCCGCAGTAATGTTGCCAGTTGTGGTAATGGTTGATGTAGTTAGATATGCCGCAACATTGGTGTTGCTGTAGAGTATTGTGTTCGCATAGGTATAGAAACTGCCAATGTTGGCATTAATGCTGTCAATTGATGCCTGTTGTGTGCCCGCATTTGCTACTGTGCTATATGTTGTATTAGAATAGGTATAGAAACTGCCAATATTGGCATTAATACTATTAATTGATGAATTCTGTGTGGCAGCGTTGACCCACAATGATCCAATATTGGCACCAATGTAAGATTGAACATTGGCGTTACTGTATATGCTACCTTGTGGATTGGCCACAAGATATGCGGCCACCTGTGCATTACCGTAGGTATAAAAATTATTAAGACCATTAACAATATTACCATTGACTGTTAGATTACCAGATATTACCAAGTCATCACTTAATACAGAATTTACGCTTACAGCCGCGCCCAAGAAACGAATATCAATGATGTCAGTTGCTTCTGGGATTTCTGTAAAAGTAATTTGATTTGTATTAACAGTATAAGCCACCGTTGGGCGTTGAATAATACCGTTGATGCTAACAATAACCCCAATAGTTGTTGCTTCTTGCTCTAACGAGTAGATTGCACTGACGCCATCGGGTACAATCTGTTGGTCTGTCACTGTGTTGGTAATTGGAATCCAGGCATTACCATCAAAGTATTCTATGGATGGTAATTCAGTATTAAAGCGTACTAGTCCGTTTTGCCCTGGTGGTCGTTGCGCTGTGGTTCCAACAGGAAAACGCAATGCTCCAGTTCCGCCAATGGTTACCACATTACCAGTATTGCCTGTTATGGTATCTGCATGAATATTTCCATAAAACGTGCTGATTACACTACCTGCATTTATATTTCCACTATAAGTTGAAAAATAGCCCGGTAGGTAAGCTGATACATTGGCATTGGCGTACACCAGCGAAAATAATGTAGTTATGTTCGCTGTTACATTCCCTACATTTTCGTTAATTATCGAAATAGCATCAGTTACTGTGGTAGTTGACGATAATGTAACAGCATTGCTAAAACTACCACTGGTATTAGAACCCAATGTGACATTGTTACCAGTAAGTACATCAAGTCCAGCGATCACATTTATGTTGCCAAATGCCAAATTACCTGCACCATCGGTATAGATAACATCATAGCTTGTACCACCACTCAATACAACATTTGATGGTGTGCCTAAATTAATTTTACCAGTATCACTTGTTATGGTATTGCCCAATATGCTCAAATTGGCTAGATGCACATTGCCCATCACGTCCAAACTCTGTGTTGGGATAACGGTGTTGACACCCAATCTACGATTGGTAACATCAAAATATACCAAATTTGTGTCGACAGAAAGATCAACCCCTTGACGTGACAAGTCGGTTTGTAGCATTGGTCCTGATATTTTACCAATGGCCATTATGGATCCTTATACTGCGTTGGTACTGTTTAAATTATGTATAACAGTAATTGTTTGTCCGTATTCACCGTTAGTTGGACTTAGCGATATTGATGATGTGCCGTTAAATGTGTAATTGGTAACAGGTTGCTGATAAACTCCGCCCACAAACACCACCACATTTGCTTCTTGCCCATAGGCATAAGTGTAAGTCATCGGGCCATACGACGTTGTGGAGTTGGCAGTTGTAAATGTGTCTTTAACAATGTTAACTGTACCAATTTTGGCAATTTGGTTCCACGAGCCATCATAGTAAAATTCAACTTTACTGTTGGTTGAATTAAATCTAACAACACCATCAACCGGAGCATCAGATAGACTTTGACTGCCAATTGGCAATCTCACGCCTAACGATCCAGGTGCTATGTCAGGGTTCTTTAGTAGTCTTGCCATTATTATATTCCAATCGAACTTACAGTTGAAGTAACTGTGTTTGCTGCCGAGCAGTTGGCCTTAACTGTGTCGCCATCCGACAAAATAAATTTTTCAGCATACACAATTAATGTATTGTAGGCTGTGACACTGACATTGGAATAGATAATAGTACCGTTACCGGCTGTGCTACCGTTGGGAACTAAAAATATATTTGCGTATGCGTTGTTTGCTGTGTAGTTGCACAAGTGAATTGTGGTAATGGCGCTTGAGCCACTGCTGGCATAAATGTTAGCGGCATTGCCTGTGCCAAGTGCTGTGTTTAGAATAGCCATTTAATTTGTTCCTATCATCCAAAAATAATACTGTATTTAATTGCGGCACTCTTGGTTGCCAATTCGTTTGTTGCCCCAGTGCTTTGCACGGTGTAAAGTCCTGAACCACCACCGCCGGCACTAGTGGTATATATCACCGTATTGCCTGCCAGTGCAGTTGGTGCAACTGATGTTGTGGCCATTGCAACATTATTATTGATTCCAACATAACTTGATGTGCTTGAATAAATTTGATAGTTTTGTACATCCAAGTTGCCGCCCAATACAGGAGCGGTGTCTTGTGATACTGCTGTCAATGCCGATCCAGCACCGGCGGTAGTGGCAATGTTAGCATAAGTAGATCCGTTTGTGGTAACTTGCCAATTTTTAACCGATTCATTCCAGCGTAACTGTACATTAGCCAGTGTTCCGCGATCCACTTCGATACCGGCATTTAATGTTGGTGCAATACCGGGACTCAGTCCTGCATTTAATGTAATGACATTGTCAAATATTGCAGTATTTGTTGTACTGAGAGAAGCTTGACTACCCAATACTATCAAATTTCCAGTTATAGTGACCAAAGAAGTGTCCATGGTAACTGTGTCGCTGATGTTGATTGTTTTCAGCGTGTAACTGGTATTAATTCTTTTGTTCAAGGCCATTGTGGTATTTCCGTTATTGTAGTATTTATGCAGTTTAAAAATATGCAGAATTCAAAAAAATAGCACCCGAAGGTGCTATTTTTGGAGTGCTTGACTATTAAGCTGGGTTTACCTGAACATAAGTTGTGGTTGGTGCACCTAGGCGATAGTAGAACTTGTTACCACCAAAGTCATATACCCAACGGTTTGTGATGCGTGTGGCGTATGCGCTGGTTGTGATTGCAGTACCTGTAGATGCCGCAACGTTACCTGTTGCTAAAACTGTAACATTACCTGTACCGTTTACTGCTGTAACTTGTGCCACAGAAGAAATGTTGGCACTGGGACTGGTCCATCTGATGTAGTCACCAACACGAGCTGTTGCGATTGGTCCAGTTGCTGGTGTGCGTGTATCGTTGGTTACATAAGCACCAGTTGCACCACCGGCCACGTTGGCTGCCGCAACGTTGGCTGCACCACCTGCATTCAAGTTGATCAAAATGTTCATTTGACCAGCTGACAAGTTGGGGCTGTTGACCAATGTACAGGTGCCAAAGCGTGTGCCATCATAAACATAAAACTTATGAGCACCTTTTTGGCGTTGTATATTACCAGCAACAGAGCTGCCACCTGTTACATAAACCTGTGGGCTGATTTGGTAACCGGTTTGACTTGTGTTACCACCTGTACCACCGATTGGGTTACCACCGATCAAAATAGGACTTACATATTTGTCTGTGGTTGCGTTATTCTTTGTAATTTTTAGTTTGTTTGCCATTTGTTTTCTCCTTGTGTTAGCGTTCTAAGCTACGCGAAGTGGCGCTCCGCGAACTCTCCTTTAAGAGCGAACATTATATTTACCATTTTTGTTGACTTTACCACAGTACCGCGTATAATTAAATACGAAAAGGAACATATCATGGATGTAGATTCAGCGGCAACATTTTTATCATGTGCAATACTATTTGGAGCAGGCTTTGCCATCCTTGGTATCACAATTATTTTTCTAAACAATATCATTCACAAATATTGGAAACCGGTTCGTATCTTCACTGAAGACAGTTGGGTATTCAACATGGGCAATACGCCTCCTGCCAGATTTGCTGAACCACATGAAATAGAACCAAAGATTCCTCCTGTACTGGACAAGAAACAATAGTCAACAAAAAAGGGCCTTTCGGCCCTTTTTTGTTTTTCCTTCCCATCCCTGAGAAAGCTCGTTCCAATTACTGGAATGATAAGTTGCTTACTGCAATGCTTTCTAGGTAGTCGGCAGCGTTACCCAAAGATGACGCTGTGTTTGTTAACTCAACATATCCGTAACGAGTCATAAAGCCTACGACTGGTTCGAATGTAGCTGGGTCAAGAACAACACCAGAACTCATTAGAGGAATATATGGGCAATAGAACGCGGCTGCATCAGCCTCGCTAGTACCTTTGTATCCAACTAATACAGAAGCTGTGTCAGATGCATAGCTATCAACATAGATACGCATTGCACCATTCAATGTACCAACAAACTTGGTGTTTGTAGGAGCTTCGAATGTGCCTTCTGTTGTGCGAGCAAATGCGCTAGTAGTTGCAGATTGCAATACTGTCAATGCGGCTGGAGATACAACTGCCCAGTTAGCGGCGCCACGACGTGTGCGTTGTGCGATCAAGTTAGCGGCACGGTTGATAACAACTGCCAATGCGGCATGCTCGTCACCAACGAATGTAGCTGTACCAGATACTGTAGCTTGGTTGTATGTGTATGTAGAACCGCTTAGAGCACGTAGGCTACCAAGAATTTCTTGGTCGATTTCAACTGTGATTTCTTGAGCCAAAGCTGCCATGATTTCTGCTTCAACATCCAAACCGTGCATAGACTGTGCGTCTTGAGCGGCTTCAAATGTCCAACGAGCAGACAATTTACGTGTTTTAGCTTCAACAACTTGTTTCAAGATCTGAACGTTGATACGACGACCTGGAACTCCTTCAAGAGCCGCAGTAGACTGAGCCTTGTCATCTGCACCACCCGAGTATGCCGAAGCAATCTTGAATGGGCTTAATGCTTCTTCACCAGCAGTAACATCAGTACCACTTGTGCTGTCAACGCTGTCAGCGTAACGAACACGTAGAGTATGGATTTGACTAACTGGACCTGTCATTGGTTGTACACCAACGATTTCGTTAGCAATAACTGTAGGCATAACACGACGGATAACTGGTAAAATCACACGGTTTAATGTGGAGATGTTACCAGCTGATGTTCCGCCAACTGTTGCGCTCTCAGCTAAATGCTTACGAGTGTTTTCCAAAATGGCTGCCATCGATGTACGACGTGAACCTTGTAGGCCTTCTAACAGGGCTTCTTTGGTTTCGCCCCAACGGCTTTCTAATAATACTTGTGACATAATTTTTCCTTTTTCCTTTTAGGGTTTACTTTAGCCCTGCTAAACGCTTTAATGCGATAACATTGCTGTCATCTGCTTCGACAACGGTTTTAGCAGTCTTATCTCCAGTTACTTCGCTACGGCTTTCAGCTAATACAGCTTTTGGAGCTGATGTCTTAACTGTTCCGTTGTTTAGTACGGCTGGAAGATACTTTTCATATGCAGTCTGCAACTTCGCAGTCTGCACAGATTCTAACAAGTCGCTCATAATAGCGGCTTTTTCCTTATTCAAAGGCTTCAACATAGACTCAAGCATTACCTTGCGCTCTGCAGATTCCTTAATAATACGGATTTCTTTTTCTTTGGATTCTACTAGTACTGAATTCTCTTCAGCTTGCTTCTTGGCTTCTGCCAATGCTTGCTGAGTTTGCTTAACAGCATCTTGTAGTTTACGAACTTCTTTGTTCTCATTCAAGTGAGTAACAGCAAATTCGCTGGCAAAAGCTTCAAATAAACGACGACCAAACATGTTCTCACGAGCAGTATGGATATCTTCTTTTAGTTGAGTCAATTCCGACTCTAGCTTGGTAGCTACAGATTCTTTTACAAGTTCACTAGCACGACTAATAAATGCTGTTTGCAGTTTGGCCATTTTGTCTTTGGCTTCTGCTACTAGGCGTACTTTAGTTTCTACTACTGCTTGTTTGTCTTGTTCAAATTCAGAAATTTCTTCAGCCAAGGCCTTGATAACAAACGATTCAAGTTTAGCAATGCTATTCTCGTATTGTTTGCGATCGCTACGAAGTTCTTTGATTTCTTCGGCTAGTTTAGTAACCATGAAATTGTTGAACTTGTCTGCGCTTTCAGTCATGTGCATGTTGAAACGCACACGATCTTCAGCTAAGGCTTTCTTTTCTGTATGAAATTCTTCTAATTCGCTAGTAAGACTTTCTGTAACCATCTTGTCTAGAGCTTCAACCATTACACTTTTGTCATGTTCGTAGCGACCTGCAAATTCCTCACGTAGCTCTGCGCGAACTTGTTCGCGGGCTTCATTCAGCTTGGCTTCCCAAGCTTCATTAAGAGCTTGTTGAGTGCTTTCGTTTATAAGGCCACTGTCTAACAATGGTTTGATAGCATCTAACATTAGGTTTCTCCTATTTTAACTTCAAATCTTTGATTAGGCGCATAACGCCTTCTTGTACATACTTTTGTACTTTTTGATCTTTACTGGCTTCACGTGCCACTTCAAACAACTGAGCACCACCACGCATGTTCATAAGACCCTCGTACACAGCTTTTGGATATGCATGAGGTGCGCTGGGTTGTGCCACGATGTCAACGGTAATGATTTCAAAATCACTAACGTGTCCACTGCTTTCATTTACCTGACCTGAACCGCGACTGCTAACACCCAGCTTGACGCCACTTGTTAACATTGATTTTACAAGTTCACCCATTGGTGTTGGTAAAAGTTTTAACTTTCCATGTCCGCAGTTGCCTTCCATCCACATGCGTGTGATCATATGGCTAACACGGTCTAGATTAATTTTCAAATCATCAGGATGATCAACTTCACCTAGGACAGAGTATCCAGATTTTAATTGATCATTAATAGTTTGCACAGCTTTCTCAATTTCACGAACAGGGTATACTCGCTTGTTGTGGTTTTCAACACCACCTTCAATGAATACACCTGTCATGCAGAGATCCTTCGACTTGCCGTCTGCACTACCTTCTTCAAGGATAGTTAGTCCGGCTTGATCGAACGATAAATTCTCTCTAAGATAACGAGCTGTTTGCATTCGTATTATTTGCCTGTGTTCTGCTTTAGTACAGATTTGTCAGCAACTGGCACTTTACCGCCTGTTGTTTGGCCTTCTGGACCATTGGCTGATTCCCAGTTTTTACCTACTGGACTTGTTTTCTTGCTACCGCCAGGTGCGTTTTGAAACTTTTCGTTAGATAGTTTGCCTTCGCCCTTGCTGTATTCGTTGTTTGGCTTTGGAATGGACTTGCCGTCTGGAGCTTCGTTAGTAGCACCAGTCTTGTTCAAGATGTTCTTGCTTGTACCACCAAAGTCAGGACCGTTTGTACGGGTAACAGACTTGGTATTTACAGGAACTTTTTTACCGTTGCCAGACTCTGTACCTTCAGCATTGTCACCTTCTCCGCCGTATACTTGACCAATTTGGTCTACATATTCGCGCATTAGTTGTGCAACACTCTTAGGGCCATTGCTTTTGGCTTCTTTGACTTCGTCTTTTTCTTCGTCTTTGTCTTCTTCAGTGTCTTCATCAGACTCTTCAGCTTCCATTACGCCTTCGCCAAATGCTGGCTCTTCTTCTGGTGCGCCAACTTCTTCTGACTCATCGTCCATTGGCTCCATATCTGTGTCGCTGTCGCCACCATCCAATTGTGCTTGGATTTCAGCAAACATGTCTTTTAGCTCGTCGATGTCAGCTTTGGTAGCTGGCTCGTCACCGCCCATGTCGTCACCGCCCATGTCTGTGGGTGGCAAATCGCCGCCTAGTTCGTCTTCGTCTTCTTGGTCTTCACCATCAAGACTGAATTCGTCTTCTTCTTCAGAAATGCCGCCATTCTCGTCAGCTGTTACTTCTTGAGTAAGTTGGTCCACAGGCATGCCGCCTATTTCATTCATTTCGTCTTCGTCCATTAAACTTTCGTAGATGTCGCGACTTTTTTCTACTACAATCTCATGAAATAATTCACGAGCTTTTTGTTCGTTTTCATTGATGATGTATTCAATCAATTTTTCATACTTGTTCATAAGAACTCCTTTGTCAAGTGGCTTTGTGTAGTTATTTACATAACTACGTATATTTCTAGGTTAAATGGGGGTTTTTTAAAGGATTTTGACGAGATAACTAGTTATCACATCGGGGGAGCACCGGCTGCCGCGGCATCAGGCGCCGGTTGATATTGTTTTGCAACAGACTTTAACTTCTTTTCATGTTCAAATTTACGCACATCATTGGCTATTCTCAGCTTGTTTAAGTGTGCCAAAGTCAAGCGAGTCTTGCGTAGATCTTTGAGTTTGAGTACAGAATTGTCATCCTTTTCTGTATTATAACCCGGAAGATTTGGCTTGGCTTCTTGTGAAAATTCGTATAAGTTCATATGTGTATTTAATCAAATTGGGTTAAACTGGTGCCGCAGGGGCCGCGCCAACACCGGGGGCAGGAGCAGGTGCGCCGGGTTCTACAGGTGCTCCTTCTGCGCCAGCTTCGGGAGTAACTGCACCCAAATCGCTTTCGATGCCGCCGGGACTAATGCCCATGCTACGCAAGTTTGGTGCATCGGCAGGGGCTTCTTCAACATTGCCACGCTCTTCATTCCAGGCAATTTCGTTTTCGCTGATCTCCATTTCGCTCATGCCCAAGTAGCGTTTCATTAAGAATCGCTTGGCCAGATATGGATATTGTTCTAGCTGTGTAAATGTGGCAATACGAGCACTATCAATGTCTGCTTGGCGATAAGCCGCAAAGTTCTGCGGTTCTTCAAACACCAGATCAAACAGTTGTCCATCAATATTAACGCCTCTCCAGCGCATAAACATCTTGAACTCTTGATCTAAACGATCAATAATCATGGCTTGCAGACGCTTACAGTACTGTGTAAAGCGCCATTCTTGTATTAATGCTGTGCCCACTTTACCATCGCTATAACTCTGTGTGCCATCATCTACACCAGACGGCAAATAACTAGCAGGGATACGCAGTCCACGGAATAACTTGTTGGTGAAGAACTTCAAGTCTGTGATTTCACCTAGATTTTGTCCACCGGCCAGTGCTTCTACGCTAGATCCACGACCATCTGCACTCACAGGGAAGAAGAAGTCTTCATTTTGGCTCAAGGGATTGTATGTGGCATCCATCATGTTGACACCACCTCCGGTTTGTGTAGGGATTCTGCGCTGATGAATTTCGTTTTTGATACGTTCAACAAAGGCCATGGCCATGTGTGGAACCATATTGCCCACATCAATCTTGAAGATTCTACGCTCAGGAGCACGTTGTACACGATAGATAATGATAGCGTCTTCTAGCAGTTCTTTCTGCTTGAACACTTTGAAAACGTTTTCTAACACGCTGTTACCAAATGGCCAGAATATGTCCAAGCCTTCTGTGAGACTCAGGTGTATGATGTGTTCTGCATTAACAACCGCTTCGTTTTGAGCATGTTGAAAACGTCCGCCACCCGAGCTAGGAGCATTGGGCTGTATATAACTGCCCTGTGGTCCACCGATTTGTGGATGGTTACTGAATGTATCGCTGGTACTGACTGCCGTAACTGTCAAGTTTTGAAAGTTGGGGTTAATGTCTTTGATCACATACTGTTCAGGTTTTTTGCCTTCACCTTCGTTTACAATCACTTTGACCACCTTGCTCATTTCGGTCCAAAACAATTTAAATGTTTCTGGATCACGCAAAAATACTTGGTCCCCATATTTGATTGTGTTACGCACAATCTTAAAGATACGCTTGTTAAACTCGTTCAAGCTGACCCATTGCTGTAGTTGCTCTTTGATAATTTTAACTTCGTTGTCTGTGGGTTTTTCTTTAAAGTGTATCGTAAATGCTGTGCCGTTTTCAGCGTTCTTTTGTGTGCAAAACTCAGCCAAAATATCTAGAGCCGCATTAATTTCGCTGTCCATGTCCATTTGCTCGTATTGATTATAACGTTCAACACGATTGGGATGGCCAATGTAAACTTCAGGTAGTGAACTTTGATAGTTACGATAACCAGGATCTGCAGGACTTCCAGATTGTGCAGTTGCACCCGAAATTGGGCTTACAGAGCCACCGTATTGGGTATTGCTGGTTTTAAAATATTTTTTCCATCCGGCCATATATGTTCTCTAAATGTGTATAGTATATTTACCGCAATTAATAGCTGTTGTTCAATAAACCTTGAGAGATATCTTTCTGGTCGCCCATCAAATCTGCCATGGTCACGTGATAGCTCAATTGTTTGCTTGCTGTGTCCTTCATCTCTTCCATGTGCTTGACCAAATCATTCATTGAACTGGTATTCTGTGAGTCTTTATGCACTTGTATTAGCTCTTGAAATAATTCTTTAATTTCAGATAAAAATTCTTCGTTAGCATCACCGGAATTTGTTACATCTTTAGGAAACAACTCAGCAAGCATACTGCCAAAGTCAGGTAACTGCATGGCTCCACTGAGAGTAACTGGTATAGTCCTACCATCGGGCAACGGCACAGCGGCTTCAGGACCGGCTTCACCAAATATGGCTTTTCTGTTGGTTATACCACCAACTGCATACTGTTGCATAGAGGCTTCTATGGCACTGGTATCATTGTCTTTGATCGAAGCTTCATACGCTTCTTTTTTCTTTTGCTGTTCAGGAGTTAAATTGGCGCCATAATATTTCTGCAGAATAGTACCATCTTTTGTACTTTCATTATATTCTTTACGAAGTTTTTCTTGATCTTCATGTTTAGCACGTTTACCTTCTATTTCATTGATCTTGCCCTTGACATATCCAGAAAAATCCACAGCAACCTTCAGGGCTTCTTGAAAGTAGGCCATGGTCTCTGCGGCATTCTTTGCCAAGATGTTGGCATAGGCCGGCAAGTTGTCAGTAGCGAACTTTTCCATTTGATTTTGGAACGTGGTCATTTGACTAGTTAAATCTTGATAACCTTTGGTCAGACTATCTGTGGCTGTGGCTTGACTTTCTGCCGCGGCCCCCGATTCCTCAACTGCTTCAGCATTATACATTGCAGATGCACTGATCTGATTTTGCATGTCGGCAGCGCCTTGCAACGATCCACCAAGACGGTTAGCAACACCAATTGCATTACCATTGGCTTTGTTCAAATCTCTTTGTGCTTGACCTGCGGCTGACGCTTGTTTCAATGTTTCTTTTTGTGCAGCCGACGCATCTTTGCCTGAATCTTTAATAGTGTCATATGAACCTTTAATGAGTTTTTCAACTTCTTTGTTTTGGCTCATAGCAATGTTGGTTGCCTGATCCGTGATAGCGGTGCCACCCGATGACACATATTCCAAGAAACCTTTCTTGGCATAATCAGGCATAGCGGCATAGGCCGCCTGGAATTTTTTAGCTTCCTCAGGACTCAGCTGGGCCATGATGTCTGCTTCCATGCCTTTCTTGGCCGCTTCCTCCATGGCCTTTTTAGCATCCTTGCCGGTAATGTCTGACAACACTTTCAGATCTTTGGCATAAGTTCTAGTTGTTGCGGCCAATTCTGCATCACTCATCCTGCGAGTATTGCCTGCAGCCTTGTCCAAGGCATTAACCTGAGCTACCAGTTGGGCTTGCTCTTCGTAACTATAGCCCAAGGCTAACAGCTCATCGCGCACAGTATTACCGCTGGTACCCATGGTGGTAGCCAAGGTCTTTGCACCCTGTGCCATCATACGAGCGGCTTCGGCGTGTGTTACGCCCATCAACTTGATCTCTTCGCTGGATGCCAACACAGCAGATTGCAACTGTTTCATGCCCATGCCTGAATCATGTGCTATGTTACGCATTTCAATCATGCCACCTGCAAAGCTGGCACCTACCTTGGTATACTCCTTTAATGCATCTGCTGACTTTTGAAATTCTTTGGCAAATATTTCATTGGCCATTTTCAGGATAGTGGTGGCAAAGTCGATCACAGCCTTGGCTGCCGCACTCATTGCATTTACCAATCCCGTACCAACACTACTAAACGGACCCAATATGCCTGCGGCCGCTGTACCCAATCCTGCGGCCACATCCACTGCGGCCTTGGCGGCCGCTCCAGCCAAATCAATATTGGTTGACAGCATGGTTGCGGCCGCACCAATGGGATTTTCTGCCATCTGATCATAACTGCTAACAAATGCCGAAGCCACTGCGGCCGCAGTTTGTGCCAGTGTTGATGTAAAACCCAGCAGTGCATTGCCCACTTGCGAAGCTCCTGTAGACACACTGCTACCCAAGTTCTTCATGTACTTGCTAGTAGCTTCAGCCTGTTGATTATTCTTTCCAGTTTGTTTGGTTGATTCCTCAGAGGCCTTGGTATTCTTCTTACGAGCTTCTATTTCTTTTTCTTGTTGTTTTAGTAGATCCTGTGCATTGCCAGCACCGTTGTTACCCACCATGCCACCGCCAGCGCCGCCTTTGCCCTTCATTACATCTAAAAGTTTTTGTAGTGTTTCTTCAGACGCGGCATTTTCAGCAATGACATTGCCAATTCCAGGTATGTTAATTTGTACGCTAGCCATGAATTTCCCAGGTAAATAGAACTATACATCTATTTATGGAGATCAAAACATGGTGAATAATGCCGCTAGTAACCCTTTGTTCAAGCACTTTAGACAGCCTGCTGTTTATTTAAAGTTGCCCAGTGGAGGACAGTTTTACCCTGAAGGTACATTAGATTTCCCACCAACTGGCACAATCCCAATTTACCCAATGACCGTCAAGGATGAACTGACACTAAAAACACCCGACGCCTTGATGAACGGACAAGGCATGATCGATGTTATACACAGTTGTTGCCCAAACATCAAAGATGCATGGGCCATGCCTGCTGTGGATGTTGATGCCATACTGATTGCTATTAGATTGGCAAGTTATGGTGCAGAAATGGAAATATCCACCACCTGTAACAAATGTGGGGAGAATAACGAACACAATATTGCATTAAATCACTTGCTTGATAATTTTAAAATCACAGACTATAGCAAGCCTGCATTTTTCGACGACTTGAAGTTTCAGTTCAAACCACAGAGCTACAAACACATCAATGATTTAAATATAATCACTTACGAAGAACAACGCCTGGTAGACAGTGTTATAAGAAATGAAACATTGAGTGATGGCGAAAAGGCTACTAGATTCACAGAAAGTTTTAATAAACTCAAACAAATGAATGTGGACTCAATTGCTGTATGTATTGAAAGCATCACCGCCGAAGATCAAGATCCTGTTACAGATAGAAAGTTTATCACAGAGTATTTAGAAAATTGCAGTAGAGAATCCTACACAGCAATCAAGGAAAAAATTGACATTATCATAAAAGAAAACAAATTAGCCCCAATGAAGCTGGCTTGTACTGAATGTGCGGCGGAATACGAATCAGGACTGGAGTTTAACCAATCAAATTTTTTCGGCAAAGGCTTTTGATTCTTAGCAATGAAGAAATTGTCGCTTGGCTAGATAGCCTAGAAAACGATTCAAAAGCCCTAAAGAAAGAAATAATGCAGTTGTGTTGGTATATGAGAGGCAGTGTGTCATATACCGAAGCCATGGAAATGAGTCCATCTGAAAGAGAAACCATAGTCAAGTTGGTCAAAGACAATTTGGAAACTGCCAAGAAATCTGGAATGCCATTCTTTTAATAATCATGAAAACCATTGTACTATTAGCCTTATACGACGAAGCTCCCAAAATGGCCGACTTGCCGTTTGTGTTTTACACCGGAGTAGGCAAAGTAAATGCGGCCGCAAAAGCCGCAGTATTGATAGAACGACACCGACCCCAACATGTCATCAACTTCGGCACTGCTGGCGGCATAACACAAAGCACCGGCTTTTACCAAGCCACTAGATTTGTACAACGCGACATGCTGTGTGAGAGCCTGGGATTTGGACCCGGACAAACACCATACGAAACCAATGCTGTTATTGAATTTGCCCCGGGACTAACTTGCAGTACCGGAGATGACTTTGTTGAAAATCCCTCGCTGGCAATACCTGCAGATCTAGTAGACATGGAAGCATATGCCATAGCCAAAGTATGCCAATCAGCCCGTGTTCAATTCAGTTGTTATAAATTTGTAACCGATGCAGCCAACACCACAGCGGCCGATGAGTGGGGCAACCGAGTTGTGCATGGGCAAACCCATTACCTACTAAAATTAAGAGAATTGGGACTATATTAAATGAACTTGAAAAGCATAATTACAGAAACGCCCAATTGGCCCACTACAGGTGTTAACTTTCTCGACATAACACCCATATTAGAAAACCCCAGTGTATTTGACTGGTGTATAGATCAATTGGTTGCTAGTGCCAAAACAGCAACCAGCATTGTTGCTGTGGAGAGTAGAGGATTTCCTATTGGAGCAGTACTAGCCAATAGGCTTGGTATCCCGCTGGTCTTGGTACGCAAACCCGGTAAATTACCTGGTGCTGTATACTCAGAGAGCTACGCCACGGAATACAGCACAGACACCGTAGAGATCAAGCAGTCAGCTAATTTGGGTACACACCCCATGATCATTGATGATCTATTGGCCACTGGTGGTACAGTTCGTGCAGTCGTGACATTACTTAAAAAGAATTTTAATCCAATTCAAGTATCATGTGGGGTACTAATTAATCTTAGTTTCTTGCCAGGCCAACAACTATTAAGAGATCTTCAAATAGATCTAACAAGTTTAGAAACATATTAAGATCTCTAACGAGATCTGTTGTTTCGCTTGCGCTCACAACACTATTCTCTGACTTTAGTATCATCCAGATTAATCGGTCACACTTTGCCCGTACAGGGCAAAGATAGCATCATCCGAGTAGCACGATCACTAGTATTAGAACTACAAAGGTCTATAATTCACTATAAACTATTTCACAGGCGGTTGTCCGGTACCTGCTCATTCTGTCTTTTCACAACGGCGGATCGACGATAACATACTAGCGTAATTGTCGACCGTGTACGATCACTCGTACGTCTTTTCAGCCTTAAACATTTTCTTCAAACAATCAAACCGCGGCAATTAGCGATCTTCGTCCTGTCAAGGATAGTGATTGAGTGCTCTGTACGGCGCAGAGTCTTCCGTCCCAGTGACCCGAGGTCCTGTTTTCTTGGGCACACGTTTTTAGACTTGTGCGAGTCTTAACCGTTTAACTTTTTTATGTGGGAGCCATGGACACGAACAGAGATTTGTCCGTTGTAATAATCTTGTGATTCTAGCACTTTGTGTGTGAATTGTTCTCTTGCTTCGATGTAACTGCATTCAGCTTTGGAGCGACAGTAATACATGATTTCTCGTGTAAACTGATCTGTGCCTAATGCCGCAACGTCTCGATTCAATTCTTCGTTTGAGCCATAATATGTTTGCCAATCAGAATCAATTTTGCTTCTGATCTTCTTCTTTTTCTTTGTGCCGTTTTTAAGTTTTACTACTTTGTATGTTGTCTTTGCGAATTTTGATAATTTTTTACCTATGTATTTGCGCCCTGATACACGATTCGTTATGATATAAACGAAGCCCACGCAGTCTTCTGGTAAAGTCTCTACTGGGTTTCCTTGATATAGCCATGACATGTAATATAATTATGACAAGTTACCATGATGTTGAATATTCTTGATTTACTATGTTTTTGTTGCATTTTTGTTGACATTCCTGCCATTTGAAAGCCTTAAAGTCATCGTCCCAAAATGGGTCAGTGACTGCATCTGTTAAGGTCCTATGATGCAGATTGAATTGTTCGGCTAGAGTCTGCCATTCTGTGTTATGACTGTAGCGATTTGCTACCCAGCAACAGGGAAACAGTCTACCTCTAGCATCAATGTAAAGTCCTTTATTACCAATTTCACACAAGGGCTTGACATTGTTTTGTATTATAACATCTTTGTATAATTGTATGTTAGTTTCTGAAATTGTAGTAGTTCTATTGGTAAAATCTGTAACATCTCGTTCAAATCTATGACTAGAGCTGACAAATCGAACGCTGGGTTGCAATGGATCGTCTATACCGTATGACGGATAAACGCTACCAAACTTGGTACTGCGGGTAAGTTGGAAACGATCAACGCCCAGTGTCTTGGCCATGGTTTGCATACGATCTAAACGATCTTCGTTAAATCGAAACGCAATAGCGGCCCATACAATAGTACAAGGACTTGCGGCCCTTAAGGTCTGTAAACCTGCAACAATACTGTCATAATCGCTGTTTACACGGTATAAGTTGTTGCTTACATCGTCATATCCGTCAATGCTAAAATGTACACTGTCTTGTTCTGTTAGTGCTTGACCAAGCTGTTGCCACCATTCGATCTTTTTGTGTGATCCGTTTGTAATGATAACAATCTCAACAGGCTTTATACTCTTGATGTATTCTATAACAGGAATCAAATCATGTGCATAAATGGGATCACCATCATCTCCGCAGAACGTGATCTTCTCTACATTTGCTTTTATAAACTCAGGTGTAAAGTTGCGCTTGAAAAACTCCAAGTCTAATTCGGTGTTGACCAGTGTATCGGGAACTTCTTGACGGGCACAGCGAGGACAGCGCAAGGTGCACTTACTGCTGATTTCAATGTGAAAGTGCCAAGTTGCTAACATAGTGGTACATCTCGTTGCCATTGCCCTGTGAAGTTGGACTGGTTATTGACGGTGCTACAGGTTTCTCGACAAATGGGATTACAGTCGTTGGTGTTCCAAGATGCTGTTATAGCATCAAAGTCATTGACAGTATTTTCGCCATACCCCAGCCAACAGCAGGGATGAAATATACCCTTTGCACTAAGATACAAGCTCTGATCCCGATTTCTAAAACAATCAATTGGACCTTGTTCTACAACAGGACGAGTCCAACCTCGGGGCGGCTTGAGCCAGTTGACAGTGGGCTCGCGTTTGCTGACTTTGGCACGGAACCAACCAAAGCCCATGTCCTTTGCCAACTGCTCGCAGGCAGCGACTTGGTGTTCGTTGTGTTCGTAAACCAACATATCCCATTGAGCATTACCTCCAGCACGAATAAATGTTTCTGCATTACGCATCACTCGGTCCCAACTAACATTCTTACGATAGATATGATTGGTGTCTTCTAAGCCGTCGATGCTAAACACCACATAGTCAGTGGGCTTGTGCAGTACATTGGCTAAATCGGCCCACCAATGCGTTGCTTGTAGTCCGCCGTTGGTATTCATGCCCAACACAATGCTACTGTTTACTTCTCTAACATACGACAGGATAGACTTGGATGTTTCATTCGCAGCCGGGTCTCCGTAGTTACCGCACATAAACAGTTTGTCTAGTCTGTAAATGATTTTCTCAGGCACCGTGTTCTTAAACTCTTGTAGACTTAATTTGTGCTGAACATGTTTATTAAACGCGGGATCTGTTTCGCGGGCACAGCTAGGGCAGGCCGCTTGACATACATCAGTCGGCTCTACATGCAGTACTCTAACAGTTTCAAACAATTTCGACATCAGTATTGTAAGTGGTAAATCCGTTTTCTTTAACCACATGGAGTGTGTTGTTCACCCGTCCTGACAATTCATCTTTGTGACTTACTAGCCAAATTGATTTGTTGCTGTCACGGCTCATTTTCTTTAGAATAGCAAGACTGTTTTCGACACCCGAACTATCCATGCCTGAATCAACAAGTTCATCGATGAACAACAAGTTAATGGGTTGATATAGACTTTCCCATACATCACGGAATGCCCATGATAAACTCAATATAAGTCTATTGCGTTCACCACGCGATAAATTGTCAAAGTCCAAATCTCTACCTAGTTCACTGATTGCTACAGTTAAATCGTTGTTGAACTTGACAGTATGCGGCAAGCCGATACGATCCAAGTACTGTCCCAGGCGAGCATTCAAATAACTTAGGTTCTGATCAATAATACGCTTACGGATAAAACTGTCTTTGTTGGTCAATAATTTAAGCAAGAACTCTTGGTGATCCTTTAAACTTGCCAACTCGTTCATGGTACTGAAATCAATTTCTTCTAGGGCTTGTTCACTCATGTCGGTAATTTGATCAGCGTATGGATCTGCTTCTGCTTCTTTGGCAGTTAGTTGTGCCAACACACTGGCCATGCTACTACGATGTTCAAATGCATCACTTTCTCGATCGTAAAATACTTCGGGTCTTGAACCTAAAGCACCCAAGGCCTTTAGTGAGTCGGTATGTTCTATCCATTGTGTATTTGTTGCCAAGGACTGTAGTGCGGCTTCTTGTAAATCTTTTTTCTTTTGTGCCAGCACAGCTTCTTGTTTAGAATCATGAAATCCTTGACCACACGCATGACATGTATGATTTTCTAAACTTTCAATTTCTACTTTGAGTGTTTCAATTAGTTTTTGTTCACGACGCTCATCTAGCTCACAGCGTTTGATCCACGAGTTTAAATCATTAATTTTTTTACTTTTTTCATTATAAGCAGACAATGCAAGATGCGCCGCCAGCTCTGCTTCGATGTCGATTCGACTTAGTTCATCAAACGCCGATTGGAACCGAGCAACATCTTCGTTGTGCTTGGCTTGCCACATGCGCTGACGCTTACGCAAGTTTTCAATCTGTTCTTCAATGCGTTTATTTGCATCGCCTACAGCCTTGATGCGGAATTCCTCGGCAGTAATGGCATCCTTGGTGGCCTTGCCTAGTTCTTTAAGACGTTCGGCTTTTTCACTTAGTAGGGTAATACCCAATAACTGCTCAATGATGGTTCGTTGATCATTGGCTTTTAAACTTAGAAAAGGCTCGGTATAGGTATTGAGCGCCACAATGTGCTTGAACATGTCATGACTCATGCCCAACATGCGCTCAATTTCGGCTTGGGTTTCTCTTGAATCGCCTTGACTATCGTCGGTGATTTCTTTTTCGTTGCCGCTGATCCAGAATTTCATAATGCCGGGTTTGCGACCACGCTCGATACGATAGTCAACACCCCCAACTTCAAAATCAATACAAACCAACATGCCTTTGCTGTTGGTCTTGTTGATCAGATTGTCTTTTTTAATGTTGGTTAGGGCGTTGCCGTAAAGGGCATAGGACAGCGCATTTATAATTGTTGTCTTCCCGGTCCCGTTACGAGCTCCTGAGTCATCGCCCCCTAGGTCTAGGTTTTCACCCAACACCAAGGTCAAGTCTCTGCGATCAAAGTTAACCGCTTGTGTGGTATTGCCCACACTCATGAAGTTTTTTACAGTTAAGTCTTTTATTTTAAACATATATTATTTGCCACAATGGTAAAGACATTGTCGTCTGGGATTGGGTAATTCACTCGCAATGTCTGGTAATTGGTTCAACGCATCAAAACTTAAACTGGTGTTAAAAAAGCAACAGGTGCTTAACTTACCGTTGGCATTCAAGTATACACTAGGCTGTGACAAATGTCGACAATCTTGGGCAGTTACAGTTAAATTAGTTTTTTCATACTTGCTAAATTTTTGATTCTCTTCCCACGGATCTATCACATAAGGTTCACCAGTGCGCCAATTGCGAGCATTGAAATCTCTACGAACATTTCGCACAAACTCAAAACGACTAAACCCCAGGTCTTGACTCATTTTGATACATTTTAGTATTTGATGTTGATTGTGCTTCCATGGAATGAACTGCCAAACAGCAACACCGCCTTGATTTATAAAAACTGTTGCGTTGTTGATTATGGTATCAAAATCTGTACCTTGTCTATAAATAGCATGAGTGTCGGCTAGGCCATCTAAGCAGAACCATACTTCATGATCATGCCCTTTGAGAATATTGGCAAATTGTGCCCACCACACATCATTTCTTAGACTACCGTTGGTTCTTAATATGACTTTTGGCACATGTCGTTTTGCAATTTCTACCAAGGTTTTTATATTGTGTGCGGCAACAGCATCGCCGTAGGTGCCGCAAAAATCAACAACTTCCAAATGGGGCATTGATTTTACATGCTGTTCAAAAATGTTTTCATCTAGATCTTCGAGCACCAAGCCATCGGCCAATTCATACCCGCCCTTGCTTCTTCCACATCCAGGACACCAAGCATTACATTTGGTTGTGGCTTCTACCTGTAACCACTTGTGCATTACAGATTCCTGTATATGTCTAGTAGCAAGTTCTTGTTAAACTTGTCGCTTTCGATGTTGCTGAGTTGCCCTGTGACAATTTGATCCACACTTTCAAACGCAATATTGCCCTGTATTTCGTATTCGGTCAAGTCTGTGACTTTGGCCGGAATCAGTGTAATTTCTCTGAGTTTGTATTGATCGATGAAAGTTTCTTTAATAAAGGTTGCTTCTTCGTAACTGATATCCACATCCAAGTTGACACGACAATGCATTCCGGGTTGTAGCATTGCTTCAGTGTGTTGTAGCACATCACTGAGTTGAAACACACGATACCTGGGTTGATCAGGCCACGCATGGTGCACCGGCTCTTTGCCCCATTCTAATATCATTAAGCCACGATCATCGTCGCCGGCATCGGCATAGTTGTGTGGGAAACAGTTGCCAATGTAGGTGATATTCTTTTGTGTTTGTCGTTTGTGAAAATGTCCAGTAAACACATGATCAAATCCGCCAAAGTGTTCTCTACGTACATCGCCATGCTCGGGCATGGCCACCATGGCATTCATCAAGTAGCCTGGCAACTCAAAGTGCCCAAACATGTA